AGTTCACTGTCCCTAAAGTGGGTCGTTCATAAATATTATACTTAGGCGACTCTGTATGTTCTACCTTCAGTATCGGATGAAGTTAATTCATCAGCTTTAGCTTGTGCTTCGGCTTCTGTTTCGAATGTGAAGATTGGATCTTCGGGTGTTAATTGTTGAACCCAAATTGAATCGTTACCTGGAATAAATTGTTTTTGTATTGTATACATGTTATTTTTGTTTTAATTTATTGTATATTTTTTAATTATCCTATTTTTACTGCAATCCAAGCACGTCCGTCTTCCATTATTTTCCAAACTTTTCCAACAGATATTTGGTATTGTTCAAATGATGGAGAAGTAACTGCTTGTCCTGTTATTTTACCATCTTCTGTTTGGATTGGGATAATATAATCTCCAACATTAGCTCCTAATACATTACAAGGAACTTGTCCACTAAATGAAATTCTATCTACTTTTGCTCTTGCTTCTTCTCATTTAGCTTCAAAAACTTCATTTACTATTGTAAATTCTTCTTCTGTTTGGTCTGTGGTTTTAAATGGTTTTTTACCAATTGCTTCTTCATTACCCCACACATCACCTCCTACATACGAAGGATCTGTTGATTTGATAACAAATGATATAGAATCTGCAAAAATATTAGTTAATTTTCCATTTATATCAACTCCAACAATATCACCTTTATTGATGGCATCATTAACTGATTTAGTCATATATTCAGCATAATCAGCACCTGATGCATTAACAGTTCCACCAGCATTTATAGACCTATTTGTTGAGTCATTTCGTGTTACCATCATTGCTGTTGCCGCACCATTGCCACTTGTCCCACTACAAGAATAAAAATAAGTAGTATCATTAGTTACTGAATCATAGCCACTTACTACTAATATTATACCACCTTGTGCTATTTTCCTATTTATGCGATGATTTGAATTAGCAAAACCATCACCTAAATAGCAATATCCTGCAGAGGTAATTCGCATACGTTCTGTATCGTTACTTATTAAAGACAATGGGTGGTTTGTTCTTGTTCCAACAAGTCCAAACCCTGAAGAATTAGAAACAACTGCTGTTTTTATTGTTCCATCAAAAGTTTGAAAAATACCATTGGTTGTCCCTCCAACTTGCATTACAGAATAACCACTATAAGAATCACTTGTAGTTGCACCTAATAATAAATTACCAGCAGAGGTAATTCGCATACGCTCCGCAGAAGTATTTGCATTAGTAGTATGAAAAGCTAAAAATGAACTTGCGTTAGGTGTTGAAGTGTAATCACCAGATTTTCCTGAAACTATTTTATTAGCATTTGCTACACCTGCTGAATCATCACAAAATCCTAAATATATAGTTGATGTGACTGATGTATTACCAGCACTTGAATTTTGGGAGTTTAAGAAATTAAATTGTGTATCTCCACTTGCAGTTGCTTTTCTAACATCTAATATCTGACTTGGTGCAGTAGTTCCAATTCCTACATTTGAATTAAATATAGTCATTACATAATTAGGCGTTCCATTATTATCAACATTACCTAAACGAAGATATCTATCATCAGAACCACCAGCAGCTGAATTTGACTTTTGCCAAATAGCACCACCATTAGCTACACCAGACAACTGCCATTGTGTAGTATCACTACCAACAGTCATGTTACCCTCTAAACGGAGAGTACTACTGATTCTTCCAGTACCATTTACATGCAGTAATGTAGTTGGAGAACTAGTTCCAATCCCCACACTTCCACTCATAAACACACTACCAGTAAACTGATGTGTATTTCCAGCAATTGATCCATTTCTAGTACTACCAGTAACAAATTCAATCGATGAAGTAACAGTTTGTACTACTAACGTTTGAGCGGTAATAGTGCCATTTGACGTTATAGAACCTGATACATCAATAGAACCGGTAACAGTAGTATTACCATTTAATCGAGTTGATCCGGATACATCTAATTTAAAGCCTGCATCTGTGAATGTTCCACCATTTTGGAGAGAAAAGTTACCTGTTGTTGCAAAAAATCTACCTGCGTTAGTTGCTCCTACTGCAAATGTAATATTTCTTGCAGCTGAAGAAGCTAATAAAGCACCTGACGTTACTGAATCAAATCCAATAGTTGCTCTACCACCATTAAAATAAATAATTTCAGTTGAATTTCCAGTTCCACCTGGTGCTAACTGAATACTTGAACCATTATTTGGCAAAATAATGTTACCAATAACTCTTAAAGCAATATTACTTACATTAGTAAACGCACCATTTGTAAACGTAGGATTAATATCAAGTCCTACAAGTACATCACTATTTGCAGATGCAGATAAAACTGTATTTACATACATTGCACTAGCTCCACCTAATGAAGCAGACGGTGTTATGCTACCCGATAGTACTATTAGAGATGATGATGGATTATTTGTTGTATACGATCCTGATAATGTACCTGTATTTGATATTAATCCACTGAATGCAGCGTTTGATCCAGTGATGTTTCTAACTAATAAATCACGTCTATTTGTTAAAGCTCCATCGGCAGTATTACCATCGTATATTTCTAAAACACCAGGGGAGTTTTTTCTAAGACCAGTATCTACCGATGTATTTAATGCATTATATGCGGCACTAGAACCACTATACCATACAAGAGTTTTATCGTTGGCCAGTTGAAAGGCTTGTGCAACTCCAGTAGTATTAAATGCTACGTTATTTCCAGCATCTGCTAATCTAAGTCCAATTTGAATTCTATCGTATACCGCAGTTATTAATGAACCGTTTGTTGAATTTCTAATTTCAAATCCACCATCCAACGTTATATTATCTGCCGTTGCAAATGTTATTGATTTACTAAATACCCCCCAACTACCTGCAGCAATTCCACTATAATTTTGAGAATAAGCAGAATTAACAGTTACTTGAGTATTTGATGTAAATCCGGTTATTAATCTGCTTTCACCCGATATAGTCAATTTAGCACCAACCATACCAGAGTTAAATTGAGTACCAACAGAAGTTACTGTAGTTCCTGATGTACTAACTGTTGATGTTGGGGTAAACCATCGTATATTATGATATAAAATAGTACCATCTTGAACTGCTAATGCACCTCCATTTACTAATAATGAACCAGTCATCAAAACTGATCCAGTAAACTGATGTGTATTACTTGATAACGACCCATTCCGTGTCGATCCAGTAACAAATTCCACGGATGATGTTACCGTCTGTACTACTAATGTTTGTGCAGTAATAGTGCCGTTTGACGTTATAGAACCGGATATGGATTGATTACCATTAAACTGATTTGAGCCAGTTGATGCAAAACCGGCCACACTAGTGATTCCGGATACATCGGTATTATTGAATTGGACTGAACCTGTAATTTCGGCGCTATGTATTAACATTTATTGTATATTATTACGTTGTAGTATTTCTTTTAATGTGTTATTATCGGCTTCTAATGTTTCAATTTTTGTCATTGCTTCCTGTAGAACTTTTACAGTAGTATGATATAAGTCAGTAGTGTAAATAGATTTTAATGGAATGCCATCTTCTGGAGTTTGACCAAATCCATCAATATCTACAAATTCTGGTGCTATTGATTCTACTTGTTGAGCAATTACTCCAATATTAAAGTCATCGTGTGTTTGGTCTTTATATTTAAATTTAACAATTTCTATATTTTTAAATTTATTCCAATAAGATTCTAAAGGAGTTATTTCTTTTTTAGTCCTAATATCAGATAAATTTGTATTATTTGATTGATAGTTAGATAGTCCGCCATTTGAACGAGCTAAAAACTTATAAGCAGAATCGGATGTAGAATACCCTGCAAAAAATGTTTTTCCACTTGAACTTGAATTTAAATATGAAATTATACCTTCTCCAGCTGCATCAGTATTAGTTACAGATAATAGAAATTGATTAGCTACACTACTAGATATAGTTACAATACCAGCACTCGTAATTCGCATACGTTCTGAAACACCATAATTACTTACAGTCCCACCAGTTCTAAAAATTAAATCATTATTAGACAATGTTGCTGCTCCAGCTGAATCTATATAACTACCATTTGAACCTTTATAAAAACTAAATTCTCCAACAGCAGTAGCATTAGTATAATGTAATTTTAATGCTCCTCCTCCAGTACTTGCTATATCAAGAAATGTTCCTGAACCTATAATACTATCTGTTGGCGAACTCGTTCCAATACCTACGTTGCCAGCAGGACTAATAGTTAATCTTGTTGTATATGTACCTCCAGTTGCAGTACTTCCTTGAGATATTGTAAAATCACCAGCTGCAATATTACATACATTAAAAGCATAAGCACGATTTGATGCACCAGCTGAAGGAAATATTTCAGTTTGGTTTGCTTGAATAAATGCACCATTACATTGTAAAGTACTTGAAAACGTAGCTGCGCCTGTGGAGGCAATAGTAAATTTAGTAGATGATGCTGGATTTGTTCCATTACTAATTTTAAAATTATTTGCCCCATCATAACCTAAAGACCAATCGTAAGATGGTGTTTTAATATGAAAATATCCATAACCGGTATTATCATTTGTTTGAACAATATAAGATGGATTTGCACCAAAAACCAATAAAGATCTATCATAATCCGCAGTTACAGAACCAACTCCAATACCTAAACTTCCACTCATCAACACACTACCAGTAAACTGATGTGTATTAGTAGATAACGCCCCATTACGCGTTGATCCCGTATTAAATTCAATTGATGATGTAATAATCTGCACATTAATTGTTTGTGCAGTTAGCGTTCCACCAACAGTAAAGTTATCAGCATACGATGCGGTAGCAGCAGTGCCAAAAAGCGATCCAGTAAACGAACCTGATAGGTTCGTTGTGCCTTGTGACATTGTAGTTGTTCCTTTTAGTATTGGGGAAAATATTTTCATTATTGTATGTTATTGCGTTGTAATATTTCTTCTAATGCTGTGTTTTTGGATGATAGTTCTTGGATTGCTTTGACTAGTATAGGTATTAATGCTCCTGGTCCTACTGTTTTATAAGTAATTCCATCATTATCGTCTTTCCACTCACCTACTGCATCTGGAAATATTTCTTCTACTTCTTGTGCAATAAATCCAAGTTGGTTTTTCTTACCTTCATTAAACTCTTCTTTAAAGTCAAATCTAACTGGTCGTAGTGCATCAATTACATTTAATCCTTGTTCACTATTTGTAATGTTTTCTTTTGTACGAATATCAGATATAGATTGGACTGTAGTATTTGATGCATAAATAGTACCAGTTACAAACTTTACTTGATTAGATAGGGTTCCTGCAATTGTTTTTTGATAAAATCTAAATTCCCCTCCATATTCATAAAACGACATTTGATCTCCTGGTGTTACACTATAATCAGTAGCGGCAGCAGGTACTCCTCTAAAAATAATACCATGGTACTGATCTCCAGCACCTGCTAAATTAGCGTAATCAAATCCAACTGCTCCATGTCTTATTGATAATGTTGGCTTTGAAGAAGAACCAGTCCCAGCCTCAACAGTTAATACTGCTCTATCAGTTGTAGTTCCAATCAAAACACTACCCCCACTTGTAATTGTCATTTTTGTAGTAAATGGAATAGCAGTGTTAATTGTACCTGAAGCAGCATTTGAAAAAGTTATCGAACCATCTGAATTTAATGCAATTCCATTAGCTCCAGATGTTGCTTTATATCTCCATTCGGTATTATAATACGCATTTGACATTATATAAAATGAACTTCCAACTGAAAACATACCCCCACCTCCAACTAAATCAAAACTTTTAGATAGAGTATTAGTAAAAGGAACTACTCCTAATCCTAAGTTTCCAGCAGAATCAATTCGCATACGTTCAGTATCGTTAGTACCAAATGTCATAAATACATTTCTTGGCTCAGCAAAAAAACATTGAGAACTATTTGTACCAATATATAAAGCTGAAGTAGAACCAACCGTACTTTGTATAATTCCTCCTTCTGTGCCTGTACCTGCTACTGCTAATGTTCTGTAACCACCACCAAATGAATTAGGCGAAGTTGTTCCAATCCCTACGTTAGTACCATTATCAAATATTAAACTATTCCCTACCGTACTACCTGCAGTAAACTTAGGTACATAGTTAGCAGTACCGCTGCCTACTACAGCAGTAGTTCCGTTTATAGCTAAACTACCTGTTATACCTACGCTACCTGTTAATTCTTGTACGTTAGACAAAGAACTACCTAGCTTATTGCTTCCGGTAGAAAACAAGACAGAAGACGTTACTGTCTGTACCACCAAGGTTTGTGCCGTAAGCGTTCCTTGTACTACCTGTGCACCAGTAAAGGTGTTAGAGCCTGTTGTAGCGTAACTACCTGTTTGAGCTATAAGAGCATCTACTTTGCTATTAGAAGATGCTGTATAAGCATTAAGGTTAGCTGTAGTAGCAACTCCAACACCGTTTAAGTTTAAAGAACCGGTAACAGATATGTTTTGGTGTTTCATTGTAAATTTTTATTGTCTTATTATTTTGCTTATACTAATGTTGCTGTTATAGAAGAAATATTAGTTCCTGTTCCTCCACTTGAATTTGGTATTTTTATCATTGCTATTTATTTTATGCACCTGTATATGTTACTGTAAACCTAATAATTCCTTCTTTTTGATATGTTCCATTGGTATTAGTAATTGTAATAGTATGTACAGACCCACTCATAGACCATCCCCAACTACCAGTAGTCATAGTATTTGCTAATACTGCAGTTGCGTTATTATAAGGTGTAGTACTATATCCTCCAAAAACTAATTTATAAACTCCTGGTCCACTAAAATTACCTCCATATGCTCCAGCATCAATCTCTAAATGATATTGTCCAGTTCCACCTACAAGTCCAAAATCTGCTGGGTCAAATGTTACTGTAGTTGAACTACTTGCTGCAACTGTAAATTTTTTAATTTGTACTCCATATCTTGTATTTGTTTCTTGCGTTAATTTAAATAATCCTGAACTCAAGATACGCATACGTTCAGAACCCCCAGCACCAAAAATTAAATCATTTGGCGATGCAGCAGTTGGTCCAATATCCATTTGACTACTTCCTCCACCAAAAAATTGTATTTTAGCATCTCCTGGACCTGTCTCTGCAATAATTCTTATACCTGCACTATACCCAGTTGGATGATTTACTTCTAATTTTCTTGATGCGTTACCTGTATTTCCAATTCCTACGTTGCCTGCTTGAGTAATAACCATCCTTTGAGCGCCAAGTCCATCGTTAGCTGTTCCAAATTCTAAATAAGCACTATTATTTGTAGTTCCCCTAATTCCTGAAATATAGGCCAGTCGTTTACCTCCAGCATTTGTTGAGTTTGTATTTGTAAATGATAATCTACCTAATACTTCGTCAGCAGTTCCTTGTGTACTTCCTAAAGATAACCCTGATCTTCCGCTTCCAGCAATAATTGCTGCACCCGAAGTTGCATCAATAAAGTCGCTTGGTAAAATCGTTCCAATCCCTACATTACCGCTAGAGCTAACAAATAACCCATTAGTATTGACAGATAAAGAACCGGTTATACCAACGCTACCAGTTAATTCTTGTACGTTAGACAACGAAGAACCGATCTTATTACTGCCCGTAGTAAATAAAACGCTAGAAGTAATAGTCTGTACTATCAAGGTCTGTGCAGTAATAGAACCTAAAACCGTAGCATTATTACGTACATATAACGTATCTGCCGAAGAGGCAGTCATGGCATTAGAGCCAGTCAATGCATTTAAGCCATAGCTAGAAGAAACGGCTGTTGTTGCAAAAGAAGCAGTACCTGTTAAAGTAGACGTACCTAATGTTAACGTTGTAACAGAAGAGAAATCTAAAGCAGATCCAGAGAACGACATAGCTCCTGCATTAGAGGCAGATATCTGTGCTACTACCGTTCCGCTATTATTTTTAAATCGAAATTGTCCTGCCATTTATTATTTATTATTAAAGGTCACATTCTGCTGTAAAAGTATAACTATTTACGTTGTTAGTTAAGCTACCACCTAAAGTTGCATACCAAGAACCTTGGTGTACTCCATTTGAAACTGCTGTATGGCCAGTTGAATCTGAAGCAGTACTTACGGCAGGTAAAGCAACTGTAGGGTCACTCATTTTAACTGTTTTATATGCTACAGTTGCGTATGTTTGAGTACCTGCAACTTTAGCTACAAAGTAACTACCCCCACTAAATACTATCTTTTCGTAGTATCTTTTACATAGTAATTCCTCGATTGAAATTGGCCTATGTTCAAACGGAGTTGCTAAACTACCTAGTTCTAATTGAACTCCTGTTATATAATATGTAGCACCTGTAGTTGCTTTAAGCTTAGTACCGCCTGTTAACCCTAATATTTCAGCAGCCGATGTCCATGCTCCGGCGGCTATACTATAAGAAGTACCTACTCCTAAATCCCATATAAGGTTTATACCTCTAGTAGCGACTATTGTAGACCAAGTTCCTCCAGTAGGGCCTGGAATTGTTGTAGTTATATATGTCCAAGTATCAGCTACAGGAATATTATAGGAAGCTACATATCCGTAATTATTAGCATTGTTTCTTAAAGCTAATCCGAAATTACCTGTTAAACTACTCCTAACCCAAAAGGATACTGTTATATTTTTAGCACTAGCAGTACCCCAAGCTAAATCACCTGTATTTATTCCTTCTATACCATGCCTTATCGTAGTATAATTTCCTGAAGATATTGCTTGACCGGTTCCAACTATAATAGATAAGGAGTTTATAAAACCAGCCCCTGTAGGGACTGTTGTACTTCTTTGCATGGTAAACTGAGCTCCGTCTTCATATATACCGAATCGATCTACTGGGTATCCGTCTACAGTTATAGCAGCTCCACTATTTCTCTGATCTATTGTCATAGCCCCGTTTATTATTTTATTTCTAAACATAAATGCAGAACCCATATTAATATTCTCAGTAGAGTTAATACTACCAGTAACTATTAATGAGTTGCTTACTCTAGTAGTACCTGTAACATCTAAAGAAAAAGCAGGGCTCGTAGTGCCTATTCCTACGTTTCCACTTGAGCTAACAAATAACCCATTAGTGTTTACAGATAAAGAGCCAGTTATACCAACGCTACCAGTTAACTGCTGTATGTTGCTTAAAGAAGAGCCAATGATATTGCTACCGGTAGTAAACAAGACTGAAGATGTTATAGTCTGTACTATTAAAGTCTGTGCTGTTATATTACCTGTAGCAGTAATGCTGCCGGATACAACTTGAGAACCAGAAAAGTAATTAGAGCCAGTTAAAGCATAGGAACCTGTCTTCTGTACTAGATTATTGACACTTGATGTAGTGGCATACGTAGACAAGTCTTGTAATGAATTTCCATTATAATTTAAACTACCTGTAATTAAAGGAGCATCTATTCTCATTAGTTATTTATTTTGCTTTCTAAATCTTTTACTTTTGCAGATAACTCTTTAACTGCGTTAACTAGTAATACTGTTACTTTTGAATAGTCTAACACCATTATTTCTTCTTGGTTAAATTCTCTATACGAGATTAACTCAGGTTGTACTGCGTATACTTCTTGGGCCACTAATCCAATTTGTTTAGTTTTATCTTCGCTATATTCAGTAATCCAATCAAAGGTATATCCGTTTAATGATTCTATTTTATCTAAAGCTCCTTCTACTATTTCTAGATTAGTCTTTAATCGTAAATCAGATGTAGTATTGAAGTTATTAGCATCTACATCCCCAGAGAAGATACCTGAACCTGTTACGTTCATGCTGCCGGAGAATGAATAGTTGCCGTTAGATCTATCTACAAATAACGATGTAGTTCTAGCCCCTCCTTTAGAGATAATAGCATTACCTGATGTTGGTGTAACAAACGTAACTGTTAATGTATTTACATCAGTAGCTGTTACTACTTGAGGTATCATTAACTGGTCGTTATTATCATAGATATCTACGTTTACGTACTTATAATTTAATCCGTGATTAATTACCCAAGAACCTGTAGCACTTGCTTGTGTAAATAAAAATCTATCTGCTTGTCCGGTAGAAATACCTCCTACAGAGACGTTAGCGTATCCGGCCTGGGCTACTGTAAAACGAACGCTAGTAGTATTGTTATCTATGCTGACAATCTCATCAGGTTGAATAACATATCCTGTAGTATCGTAAATTGTAACGTTTGGATAGCTATACTCTAAATTATGATTAACTGACCAAGTATTAGCTGCAGAAGTCTGGCTATGTAAATATCTACTATTATCGATGTTTGCATTAGCAAAATCTACTGTACCAGATACAATAAATGTACCAGATACTAGAAGGCTACCGGTTATAACACCAGAACCAGAGAATGGAAAACCAGATCCGGCACCGCTACCAGAAATATATGATGCTGTAAATGCATACGATGCTGTCTGTGCGTTTAGTACATACGATGCTGTATATGAATTAGCAGCTTGTGATGCTGATATTGCATTTGTTACATATGAAGCAGTTAAGGCGTTAACTACATAGCTTGCTGTTTGAGCATTTGCTACATAAGACGCTGTCACTGCGAATGACGCACTCTGCGCATTTAAAACGTAAGATGCAGTAGGTACACTAGTTATCGGAGCCCATGAAGCAGAGTACGGAGACGCACTTCCTACAGTAAGGACATAACCGGCGTAAGAAGCCGATATCGTTGGCAAGTCACCTCCTATGGTTGCTAAAGCATATCCAGAAGAAGCCGAGTCAAACAGTATAGTAGCAGATGCTGTTGTAGCTAAGATAATCGAAGTAGGTATTACCATTTCGAAGTTATCGTCAAAAGCCTGTACCATTACGTACCTATCACCTAATGCATGGTCAAAAGACCAGGTATTGGCTGTACTAAAGTACTGTCTTACTGTTCTACCAGTTACTGTAGTAGGTGATCCAATATTTGCTATAGCATATCCTGCTACTGCTGAACCAAAAGTTAATGTTAACGTATTGACATCGGTAGCCGTAATCGATTGAGGCACTATTACTTCATTCGATGCGTTGTATACAGTTACGTTTGGATACCGGTAATTTAACAGGTGGATAAATGTCCAAGTAGCAGATGGAGAAGATTGGGTAAACAATTTACCTCCTGCTACTATTCCTGTAATGCCAGATCCGTCTCCGAAGAATGATCCCGTTATACCGCTGCCTGATACATTTAAGCTACCGGTAATAACGGCTGAACCGCTAAAAGGAAAACCTGCCCCACCTCCTCCTCCGCCGTTTAAAGCAAAAGAAGCTGTTAAAGCATAGGAAGAAGATACTGCATTAGCTACGAACGATGCTGTTAATGCATTTACTACGTAAGAAGCTGTATATGAATTAGCTGCTTGTGATGCTGATATTGCATTTGTTACATATGATGCCGTTAAAGCATTCACTACGAATGAAGCTGTTAAGGCATTTACTACGTAAGAAGCTGTTCTTGCCGTATCTACGTAGCTAGCAGATTGGGCCAATGCTACGAAGGATGCAGTATACGAATTAGCAGCTTGTGATGCTGAAATTGCATTTACTACATACGATGCTGTCAAGGCATTTACAACATAGGAAGCTGTTAAAGCGTTAACGACAAAGGAAGCCGTTTGAGCATTTTCTACGTAAGATGCCGTATATGCATTAGCTGCTTGAGATGCAGATATAGCATTAGTAACGAAGGAAGCAGTTAAAGCATTAACAACGTAGGAAGCTGTAGCTGCTAAAGAAGCACTTATTGCATTAGTAACGTAAGATGCTGTAGCTGCTAAAGAAGCACTTATTGCATTAGTAACATAAGATGCTGTTAATGAATTTACTACGTAAGAAGCAGTTAAGGCATTTACTACGTAAGATGCTGTTAAAGCATTTTCTACGTAAGATGCTGTTAGTGCATACGAAGCTGTTACTGGTACGTTAGCAGCGTAAGATGCTGTTAATGCAAAAGAAGAACTCAATACAGACATAGAAGATGTCTGATCTGCTGTTACTACTTTAAAATTATTTACGTCTAAAGATCCAGTTATGCCTACTGAGCCTGTAAACTGATGTGTATTGGTTAATAATGAACCAAATCTAGTACTACCTGTTACAAAGTCTACAGAAGATGTAATGGTCTGTACTACTATCGTTTGTGCCGTTAATGTACCTCTTACTGTAAAATTATCTGCCGTAGATGCTGTTGCTGCTAAAGAAGCAGATAATGCGTTAGTAACGTAAGATGCAGTTAATGAATTAGCTACGTAAGATGCTGTAGTAGAAAAAGAAGAAGATACTGCGTTAAGAACAAAAGATGCTGTAGTAGCTGTTCCCAATAAAGAACCGGTAATACCTTGTGTTGCAGTGATTGAACCCGTTACCGTAAGCGGTCCTTGTATTTCTAACGAACCCGTAACTACCCCAGAATCTATTATCATTGTGTATCTTCTTTACTATAAATATTTTGTACTCTACTAAGTATACTTTTTATTGCTAAGTATTACCTATTCTTTAAAATGTCTATTTCTGCTTTTAATTCTTGAATTGCTTTAACAAGGACAGGGATAATATATTTCTCATTAACACGAAGTGGATTATCTACCGTGGTAGTATCTACAGTAATTGTATTTCCTCCAAACGCTTCTACTGCTTCAGGAAGTACCTCTAGTACTTCTTGTGCAATAAAGCCTAGTATATCCTTTCCATTTTCAGATGGAACAAAATTATCTATCCAATTAAATTTAACTGGATTTAGAGCCATAATAGAATCCAACCCAGTACTTACTGTTGATATATTTTTCTTTAATCGAATATCAGATGCATTGTAGATATTTGCCCCTGATGGCGCACCAATGCTACCGTTCCCATCAATAGTCATTCTTGTTGCAGCTTCGGTGCCGTTATCGCCATTTAATGTATGGAATGTTAAAGAACCATTACATGTATTGGCACCAGTACTGTCTAATACTCCTTTTATAATAGCAAATTCTTTTGGATTACCGTTATTTGCAGATGCTAAAAATCCAATTCTACCTCTTGCACCAGTAGTATTACTACCAACATCTCCAAATTGTATTCCAGCAGCTGAGGTACCTGTACCACCAGCTATTCGTATTGTACTACCGCCATAGTTTTGAGCTCCGGATACATCAGTTCTAAAAAATGTTGTAGTTCCTAAATAAGAAGTAGAGCTTGCTCTAAAAGTTCCATTTACATCTAAAGTATAACTAGGTGAACTCGTTCCAATTCCTACGTTGCCAGCAGAAGTAATTCGCATACGTTCAGCAACAGAACTTCTTACAAACGTTAAATCTGTACTATTTCCACCATTAATCTCCCATCTATCTTCAGATGTTAAATTACTGCTAAAAAATAATCCTGTAGTTAAAGCTACTCTTCCTGTTACGTTTAATGTTCCCACAGTTCCATTACTATTTCCAATACCTACGTTGCCAGCAGAGGTGATACGCATACGTTCAACCAAGTTTGTCCCATTACTTGTCCATATTCTAAAAGCACCTAATTCATTTCCAGCTGTTCCATTTTCTTTAATTCCATCAATAGCTGCATATACTCCTTGTGCACTTGTACCAGTTTTATATCCATTAAAAGTTATACCACCACCTACACCCGCAGCCATACTTGTATTATCTTGAACAAGTAAATGCCAACCTCCTGTGTTTACTTTAGCATTTACACTTTGAAGTGTGGATGCACCTGTAGAAGATATAGTAAGTCTTGCTTCTCCAGCAACTGCATCATAAATCTGATAATTGAATGTATCAGTACCTATTGATGTACCTGCATAAAATCCTCCATTAGTAGTTTGAGTATAAACCGCTGCATTTCTTGCTCTATTATTTTGAATAGTTAAATATGCTGTAGTATTTGTTAATGCCTCATAAACGTGTAATTTAGTTGTTGGTGAAGCAGTTCCTATCCCTACGTTACCACTAGAACTGACAAACAAGCCGTTCGCATTTACTGTCAAGCTACCGCTTATAATATGATTATCGGTTAATGCGTTTCCTATGTTTACTCCGCCTGCATTCACTTGGAACTCTGTTCCATTAGTATTAACCGATAAAGAGCCAGTTATACCAACGCTACCAGTCAATTCTTGAGTATTACTTAAAGAACTACCGATCTTATTACTCCCCGTCGTAAACAAGACAGAAGACGTTACCGTCTGTACTATCAAGGTTTGGGCTGTTATAGAACCTAATGCTGTTACGTTATTACGTACATACAAAGTATCTGCACTAGATGCAGTCATGGCATTAGAAGAAGATAAAGCATTTAACCCGTAAGATGCTGTTGTAGTAGCTAAGGCATAACTTGCCGATGTACTAGCCAAGGCATAACTTGCCGATGTACTGGCCAAGGCATAACTTGCCGATGTACTGGCCAAGGCATAACTAGAAGACGTACTAGCCAAGGCATAACTAGAAGACGTACTGGCCAAGGCATAACTAGAAGACGTAGCCGTAGCAGAATAACTAGAAGAAACAGCAGTAGTTGCAAAACTAGCTGTACCTGTTAATCCTCCTACCACATTTATTGAGCCAGATAAGATAGTGTTTCCTGTTACTGTTAAAGAACCAGATACGGTAGGTGAGTTTAATATCATTGTAATTTAGCTTTTAATTCGTCTATTTGTGCTTGTTGTTCTTGGATGGCTTTTACTAGTACTGGAATAATAAATTTCTCATTAACACGAAGTGGATTATCAATTGTTGTATCCCCTATTTTTATAGAATTACCCCCAAATGATTCTATTGCTTCAGGAATTACTGTTTGTACTTCTTGAGCAACAAATCCTAACATATCTTTTCCATCTTCACTTGGTTCAAATCCATCTACCCAATTAAACTTAACTGGGTTTAATGCTGATATAGCATTTAATCCGTAGGTAGTAGTACTTATATTTTTCTTTAATCTAACATCTGAAGCATTGTATATATTTGTTCCAGAAGGTGCACCAATACTACCATTAGTAGACATTGTCATTCTTATAGCACTATTTATCCAAAATGCTAAAGGAGTTGCGAAACCAGTGGCAGTTGAATCGCAACCAATATATCCTACATTACCATCGTGATTTAATAAGGTAAAGTTTTCATTACTAGCAGCATAAACTCCAAATCCAGCATATATAGTAGCTGAATTTGATTTAATTGAAACTCTTCCATAAGGAGAAGTATTCATACCTATACAAACATTTCCCCCACTCGTAATAGTCATTCTTACAGTTCCAAAAGTAGCAAGACCAGTTGCTCCCGTTCTAAATAACATATCGCCACTTCCTATTCCTTCAATATTAACAGTTCTAATAGTTCCAGCAGTTGATTTATGGCTTAAAAATAATGGAACAGAACCACCATCTGAAGCAACATTTCTGTAAATTTGAATACCTAAATCTGCTCCTGTAGTTTCAACTTGTAAAGGATTTGTTGGCGAACTAGTTCCAATCCCCACATTGCCAGCTGAGGTAATACGCATACGTTCATTAGTATGCCCATTAGTATAAAAACGCATATCAGCGTTTGCCCTTACCATTAATGATAATCCACCAGCTAAGGATGTTCCTGTTCCTACAATACCTCCATCTTGCACAAACCCCCCTGTTGTAGTAAAATTTGTTCCTGTTGCTTCAACAAATGTAGCATCATTAGTAGTTGCTCCATTTTTTATATAAATAACAGCTTCAGCAGATGTGCCTGTACTTGCATTAGTAAAAAATCCTAACTGTGGGTCTCCATCTAATGTAGTAGAGGTTATTATTTTTGCCGCTGTTACGCTACTAGAAAAGTTTGCCACCCCTGTCACATCCAAAGCTACTGTTGGGCTAACATTACCAATACCTACATTACCGCTAGAACTAACAAACAAGCCATTAGGGTTAATCGTAAAACTACCACTAACGACATGGTTATCAGTCAATGCGTTTCCTATGTTTACTCCGCCGGCGCTAACTTGGAACTCTGTTCCATTAGTATTAACCGATAAAGAACCGGTTATACCAACGCTTCCAGTTAACTCCTGTACGTTACTTAAGGAACTACCTAACCTGTTACTGCCGGTAGTAAACAAGACAGAAGACGTTACCGTCTGTACTACAAGGGTTTGCGCAGTAAGCGTTCCTTGTATTACTTGTGCACCGGTAAAAGTATTAGAACCTGTTGTGGCATATACCCTTTCTATATTAGTTGTTCTAGTAGAGAAAGAACCACTAGCTGCTTCTAACGTAGTTGCTCTCAATGCAACTGAAGAAGAATAATCCGATACATCACCTGCTATACCTGCTAAAGAACCGGAAAATGAGCCAGTAAATGAACCAGATAAATTTGTGGTCCCTTGTGAAACTGTAGTCGTTCCTTTTAGTGTTGCTGAAAATATTTTCATTATTGTATGTTATTGCGTTGTAATATTTCTTCTAATGCTGAGTTTTTACTTATTAATTATTATGTATTAGTATTTAACTGCATAATACTTACCCATTTAATCGTAGCGATATTATTTGAAGTAATAGTTAATTGTGTTGCTGATGTTCTAGTTAAATCTAACGATGACCCACCCCCTACATCTCTTGATAAAAGTGTATTTACAGTGTACCCTGTACTTGGACCATTTACTGCTATCATCCAAACTCTAACACCCCCATATATGGCAGTATTAGCTCCCCAAACCCAAACCATATACATTTTCATTTCTGAATCAGTAGAACTAGCAGTTAACATATTAGGAGGCGTAAAGCTATAGCTATTTGATACTACAAATTGTACCACATTGTAAGTATAAATGGCAGCAGTTAAAATTAAGGAAGTAGCACTCACAGTTCCCTCTACAGTTAAACCACTTCCAAAATAACCATTACCATTTACTTGAAGTTTATAACTTGGCGAACTTGTCCCTATACCCACGTTGCCAGCAGAAGTAATTCGCATACATTCAGTAGAATTAAAATTAGAATTAGTATTACTAGTTCTAAAAATTATATTATTGTTTGACGCTGTTGAACTACCTAAGCAATCAATATAAAAACCATTACTTGTACCAAGACTATTTTCTTGCCCATTAATTCCTTTAATAATTAAAGCAGCTGATGTTGCATTAAGTACAAGTGTTGGTGTCCATCCTGCTGAGCTGGTTGGAGTTGTAGTTCCAATTCCTACGTTGCCAGAATTAGTAATAGCAAATATATCAGCTGAATCATTATTATTTGTAATTCGTAAAGAATCAGAATTAGCTCCTAGTTTAATATATGAATTAGGTACTCCAGAAGAATATCTTCCTATTTCTAACTTTGCATTATTATCATTTAATATACTAATTCCACCTGCAACTGATAATTTCCCATAAGTTCCAGTAGGAGTAGTGGTTCCAATACCTACATTACCACTAGAGCTAACAAACAGTCCATTTGGATTTACTGTCAAGCTACCACTAACGACATGATTGTCAGTTAAAGCGTTTCCAATATTTACTCCGCCTGCACTAACTTGAAACTCTGTTCCGTTAGTATTGACAGACAAGCTACCGGTTATGCCTACGCTCCCGGTAAGCTCTTGTACGTTCGATAACGAACTACCGATCTTATTGCTGCCGGTAGAAAATAATACGCTAGAAGTAACTGTCTGTACGATTAAAGTTTGTGCAGTAATATTACCGGAATATAAAGCATTAGATGCTGTTATGTTTCCTGTCAAAGCTATTGAGCCGGTAATTATTTGATCGCTTTTAAACGAGTTAGATCCTGTAGTGGCATAGCTACCGGTTTGTACCGTAAGGCTAGTTACCCTAGTTGAGAAAGATGCACTAGCAGCTTCTAATGTAGTAGTTCTAGTTGAAAAACTAGAAGAAGCAGAAGTTAACGTACTCCCGGTAGCTTCGTTATTAGTTACCCTAGTTGAAAAGCTAGAAGAAGCAGAAGTTAACGTACTCCCGGTAGCTTCGTTATTAGTTACCCTAGTTGAAAAGCTAGAAGAAGCTGCAGTCAAGGTACTTCCGGTAGCTTCGTTATTTGTTATTCTAGAAGAAAAAGATGCAGAATAAGCGGCAGAGCCGGTTATGTTCGAAACATCAGATCCGTTTAGCGATATTGAGCCGGTAAGTACAGCGTTATGTATTAACATTTATTGTATATTGTTACGTTGTAATATTTCTTTTAATGTGTTGTTTTCTGTTTAAATTAAAAAGCTCGAATTGCACGAATATAAAATCCACTACTTTTATCATGGTTATTCTGTGTTCCATTTAAAAAATATTGAGATGATGCTCTTGAATTATTTGGGTGTAATTCAGTAGAACTCCAATAATTTTGATCTGCAAATCCGCCTACTACGGATTTTTGTAGATATAGTAAATTTAACTCATACCTACTCGGCAAGTACCAATCACCAAAATTTCCTCCGTTATGGAATGCACATAATTCAGCAGCATAACTTCCAGTTTGGTAAACTGTTGTAATAGTTATAGTATTTCGTAGACCAGCATTAATACCGTCAAAAGGTGTATTTGCGGCGGCGTAGCCACCGTTGTACCAAGACACTCCTGTAGATTGATCAGATGTTGCTGCAATTAATCCGTGCTTTCCCCCATCGTATACATAAAACACTATTCCACCACCGTAACTTTCCCCTATTGAATGCACTATATTAGTTCCTCCAGTACTTACATTCGCACTAAACGTACCAGTACCGCTTACTGCTAAACTTCCCGTTATGGCTACAGAACCGGTAAATAAGTGTGTATTCGTCAACAAAGAACCGAATCTAGTTGATCCAGTTACAAAATCTACAGAAGACGTTATTGTCTGTACCACAAGGGTCTGTGCAGTAATAGACCCCAATGCCGTAACGTTATTTCTAACGTACAATGTATCTGCCGAAGAGGCAGTCATAGCATTTGAACCTGTTAAGGCATTAACGGCATAACTAGAAGATACAGCATTTAATACGAAAGAAGAAGTTAAAGCAAAAGAAGAACTTAAAACAGAAATAGAAGATGTCTGATTAGTAAGCAATACGTCTACCCCGTTCAAGGATATGCTAGAACCTGTTACTACAAGCGAACCTGATATTGATGGATTATATAGTATCATCTGTTAATCTTTTTTTTATTGTACTATTGTGCGTTTTCTAATGCTAGTAATCGTTCTTCTAATGATGTATTTTTGGCTGAAAGTTCTTGGATGGCTTTAGTCAAAGCTGCGATTATTGGCATCTCTGTTAATCCAATAAATTTGTCATCTCCTTCTCCAGTTTCGCTATATGCCTGTGGTATAAATTCTTTGACTTCCTGTGCAATAAATCCTAAATGCTTTTCTTGTGTGCCATCCTCTGTTTTCATCCGATATAATGTAGGCTTTAATCCAAGCACTTCATTTAATCCAACTTGAGATGGTTCAAAATCTTTCTTTTTATTAATATCTGATAATGCAGTATAATTACCTGTACCTGTTGCAATACTTGCTAAATCTGTACCTTGGTAATTAAATCTAAGTTGATTTGATACTGCGTTATATGTTCTTAGCATCCAATATGCTCCATTACCTTCAGTATATAGTCTTAATCCAGCAGCACTTTCAATATATACATTGCCTCCTAAAAATTTATGAACACTTGCACTATAATTCATTGGTATTGCAGTAAAAGCAACTCTATCATAAGAAAGCAATCTATTTTCTCCAACTACGTTTCCATTTGGAGAAAATTCCATACCAATACCACCTGCATCAGCAATTAAAAATTTTACACCAGGTTCTGGGTTAGACCTTCCAATTGCTACTCGACCATCAGAAAGTATTCGCATACGTTCAGAGGTGGCAGCGTTTGATGTTGCTGTCAAAAAGCGAATAGCCGAGCCAACATTTCCTGAACCCATACTAATATCTAAGTAACGTAAATACCCCTCACTACTTGCTTCGTATGAGTTAATGTTTGCCAAACTTGAGTTTGTATAGGTAGCCGCGGTAGCACTATTAAAATTAGAATTAATAGAAAGCATTGCTTGTGGCGAAGTTGTTCCAATACCTACTAATCCAGCAGAAGTAATTCGCATACGTTCAGTAGAACCACTTGTTGTTCTAAATACTAAAGCACCTGTACTAACATTATCAAAATAAAAATTAGTACTATCTGTAATTATTCTACCTGTGTCTGTTCCATTAATATTAAAGTAAGCATATCCCCCACTTGTTCCGTTAATTGTTAATCCTCCATATCCAGCTATTGATGTTGGAGCGGTAGTTCCAATCCCTACGTTGCCATTACTTTTTATCCGTATTTTTTCGTCAGATGCAGATACAACAGTACTATTTGCAGCTGAATTAAGGCAAACTATTATATCCCCTACATCATAATCCCCTGTCCTAACTACCCCAATAGCACTCTTGTATACATCCCGATACCCACTTAGCCCTACTAAAGTAACATTCGTAGCACCATAATCACTTCTTCCGAAACCTGCTACTATAACACTTGTACCTAATGTTTCTAATTTAAAAGCTGGTGATGTTGAACCAATACCTACGTTACCACTTGAGCTAACGAATAATCCGTTAGGATTAATTACAACGCTACCGCTTATAATGTGGTTGTCAGTCAATACATTTCCGATATTTACACCGCCTGCACTAACTTGGAACTCTGTTCCGTTAGTACTAACAGATAAAGAACCGGTTATACCAACGCTACCAGTTAATTCTTGAACGTTCGACAAAGAAGAACCTATTTTATTACTACCTGTAGTAAATAAAACGCTAGAAGTAACCGTCTGTACTATTAACGTTTGTGCGGTAATAGAACCTAACGCTGTTACGTTATTTCTAACGTATAATGTATCTGCACTAGATGCAGTTAAAGCATTAGAAGACGTTAAGGCATTAAGGGAATAGCTACTTGTAGTAGCAAAAGATGCCGAAGCTATAGAACCGGAAATAGTCACTCCGCCGGTAGCTTCTAAACTACCTGATAATATTAAAGAACCTGATAATACTATTGCCATGTTATGCTAATCTAATTAATATAAAGTTTCCGTTTCTATATAAGCCACCTAATGGAACACCGCCAGCTGCTGCTGCTGTATCGTCAACAAAATTTAATGATTGAGATACCTGTGTTAATAATACATAGCCAGAATTTACTGTTACGTTCTGGTTTAAGGTATTAATGAATGATGAAGTAACTGCATATGATGCAGATGTCGCTGTTAATGCATAAGAAGAGCTAGTAGCTGTTACTGCATAAGATGCCGTAGTTGCATTTGGTGCTCCGTTAATACCGGAGAAGTTAGCTACTGCTTTACCTGTTACTGCAGATGCAAAGTAAAATTCAGCCGTATTAGTATCTACTGCTTTAATAGCTGCAGGAATAATTACGTAGTCAGAAGGATCGTATACTTCAAAGTTTACATACTTGGAATTTAAATTGTGAGTAAATGACCAAGTAACTGCAGCTGATGTTTGATTCAATAATGAAGTTGAACCTGTTGCATATAGACCTCCTCCATTGGATGCTACAGCAAATCCTGTCGCTGCGTAATCGAATCTAATCTCTGCTGTATAGAGACTAGTACCGACAATATCGTTAGGGATAAGCTGTTTATAATCGCTTCCGTATACCTGTATTAAAGGATGTCTAGAGTTTAAATTATGAGTAAACGACCAAGTAGTAGCCGCCGTAGACTGCGTAAGGAATGTAGTAAAGCCCGGTGCGTTAGAAGCAGATAATGCAAATGTAGCAAATGATGCAGAAACTGCATGTGAAGAAGTACCGTATAGGCTTCCAGTTATACCTTCAGTTACAAATAAGCTACCTGTTATTACTGCTGAGCCAGAGAATGGAAATCCAACTCCTCCTCCAGAACCGCTAATAAATGATGCAGTTAAAGCGTAAGAAGCTGTAATTGCATTCTGTACATACGATGCTGTTAAGGCGTTAACAACGTAACTAGCAGTGTAAGCATTAGCTGCTTGTGATGCTGATATTGCATTAAGTACATATGATGCTGTTAAGGCGTTAACAACGTAACTAGCTGTTAATGAATTAACTACGTAAGAAGCAGTATATGCATTCTGAGCCTGAGAGGCCGAAATTGCATTTAGTACATAAGATGCAGTAGCAACAGACATAGAAGATGTCTGATCAGATGTTATTACTCTAAAATTATTTACATCTAAAGATCCTGTTATAGCTACCGACCCGGTAAATAAATGCGTATTCGTTAATAAAGAACCAAATCTAGTAGACCCTGTTACGAAATCTACAGAAGATGTTATCGTCTGTACTACTAATGTTTGAGCAGTTATAGTTCCTCTAACAGTAAAATTATCTGCTGTAGATGCAGTAGCAGCTAAAGAAGCAGTTAATGCATTTGTAGCAAAAGAAGAACTAACTGCATTCAATACGTACGATGCAGTATATGCGTTATCGGCAATAGATGCAGTATATGAACTACTTACAGTTCCTTTAACATCACTACCGCTAACATAGCTTGCAGTTAAAGCATAAGATGCTGTTAACGGTACATTTAACGAATAAGAAGCTGTTAACGCACTTGTAGCAAAAGAAGAGCTAACGGCATTTAATACAAATGATGCAGTCTCTGCCGTCTTAACATAAGATGCTGTATGTGAATACGATGCTGTTAACGCCTGTAATGCAAAAGAAGCTGTAAAAACATATGAAGCAGTAACTACGTTACCCCCCTTAGATGCAACAGCTGCTCCTGTCCTATTAGAAGAGAAGTAAATTACAGCACTACCGGTATCAATAGCATGTATTTGCTGAGGTACTATTACATTATCATTTACATCGTAAATAGTAAATACAGGGTATCTAGTACCCAAATTATGAGTAAATGACCAAGTAGTAGCCGGTGTTGTTTGAAGCAATACTGCATTAGCACTATTAGTATCACCACCTCCTCCGCCTCCAGGTATATAGATAGAAGCAGTACCGGCAGATATAGTAGCTGTTACTCCTGCTCCATTAAAGTTAAAGAAAGAAGATGTACCTTGTAAATTACCTTCGTCAGCTATGTATATAGCACTTATTCCTCCTCCACCTCCGGCATTCATAGCAAAAGAAGCAGTTAAAGCATACGATGATGATGTAGCATTATCTGCAATAGATGCAGTATAGGAAGAACTAACCGTTCCTTTTACATTAGAGCCGCTAACATAACTAGCAGTTATTGCTAGAGAAGCTGTAGCTGACTGTCCTGATACATACGAAGCAGTAAGGGCAAAGGTAGAAAACGATGCACTAGTTGCTGTATCTGCTAAAGAAGCTGTATATGAGCTACTAACAGTGCCTTTAACATTACTACCGCTTATAAATGATGCAGATATTGCATTTACAACATAAGAAGCTGTAAGAGCGTTAACTACGTAGCTAGCAGTAGCTGCAAAAGAAGCACTTATTGCATTCTGTACGTAAGAAGCAGTTAAAGCGTTAATAACATAAGAAGCTGTAAGAGCGTTTACTACATAGCTAGCAGTTTGAGCAAAACTAGCAGTAGCAACCGACATACTTCCTGTCTGATTCTCTAATACTACCGGTATTCCATTTACTGTTAAGCTTCCGGTTATGCCGACTGAGCCTGTTAACTGTTGTACGTTAGATAAACTGTTGCCAAATATGTTAGAACCGCTGCTATAAATAATAGAAGAACTAATAATTTGTACAGTAATTGATTGAGCGGTAATGTTACCAGTAAATAATGCATTAGACCCAGAGAGATTATTTCTAATCAATAGGTTATCGGCACTAGATGCTGTTAAAGCATTAGAGGCAGTTAAAGCGTTTAAGGAATAAGAGGCTGAAGTAGCATTATTAGCGTAAGAAGCAGATATAGCTCTATCAGCTAAAGAAGCAGTAAACGATGAACTAACAGTTCCAAATACATTAGATCCACTAACATAACTAGCAGTTACAGCTGATGAAGCGGTAGCTGGTATGTTTAAAGCATACGATGCTGTTAAAGCAAAATTAGCAAACGAAGAACTAATGGCTGTATCAGCTAATGATGCTGTATACGAAGCGCTTACTGTACCTTTTACATTGGATCCACTTACATAAGATGCTGAATAAGCAGTATCGGCTATTGAAGCAGTATAAGAAGAGCTAACTGTACCAAATACATTAGATCCGCTAACGTAACTAGCCGTTACAGCCGAAGAGGCTGTAGCAGGTATGTTTAAAGCGTAAGAAGCAGTTAAAGCAAAGCTAGAAAACGATGCGCTAGTAGCTGTATCAGCTAATGATGCTGTATAAGAAGAATTAACAGTTCCTTTTACATTACTACCGCTAATATAAGAAGCAGTAGTAGCAAAAGAAGCACTAGCAACAGTCATGCTACTAGTTTGTGAATTAAATACTATATTTTCATACCTTAATGTATTAGCTTCATTACCCATATTGCTATGAATAGTACAGTAATAATATAAAGATGATGAAGTGTTGTAATCAACATTTATTTCAATAAATCCAGATCCACTAGTTACACCATAGGTATACTGTGTAGGTCCATTTGGAGATAACGAAAATTTAAAAGGATGAGGCCCGTCTACGGCCGAAGTATCGAATCTATAGTTTTGACCAGGTACAAAAGTTAATATAGGCTTAGCAACTCCATTAATATAGTAAATACCGCCTGGGCTTGTTACTACAATAGGGTTTGTGCTTATTATAGCGTAAGATGCTGTTAAAGCAAAGGTAGAAAAAGAAGCAGTTGTAGCAAAATCAGCGTAAGAAGCTGTTCCTAATAAGCTTCCAGTAAAAGATGTAGCTCTAACCGTACCTAATACGTTAATACTTCCTGTGTTCTCAATTGAACCGGTAGAGAAATATGAACCTGAGAATACCATTGTGTCGGCATTCATGGTCATTAGCGTAGTCCCAGTTCCTCCTACTAAGCTAGTAGTACCTGATACGATTAACGAACCTGTAATTGTTGTACTTCCGGATAATTCAGTATTAGAAGTAACTTTTAAACTTCCGGTAATACCTACTGAGCCTGTTAACTGTTGAGTATCTGTCAGGCTATTACCAAATATATTAGACCCACTACTATAAACTATAGAAGATGTTATAATCTGTGCTACAATTTTCTGAGCAGTTATTGTTCCAGTAAATAAAGCGTCTGAGCCCGTAAGAACGTTTCTAATTCTAAAGTTATCAGCTGATGATGCTGTTAATGCGTTAGATGCTGTCAAAGCATTTAAAGCATAACTAGAAGTAGTAGGTACATTTAAGGCGTATGATGCTGTTACCGCGTAAGATGACGATAAAGCAGCTAAGGCATAGCTAGATGTAGCTGGTATATTTAACGAATACGATGCTGTAAGGGCAAAATTAGAAAAAGATGCGCTTGTAGAATTGTTAGAATACGATGCGGATGTGGCTGAACCTGCCTGACTAGCAAAGGCTGCATAAGAAGCAGATATTACTGAGCCGCTACTGTCAGTACTTGCTAAAGCAACGACTGATTCTGATGTTCCTTGTACCTTTTTTAAGTAGACTTTCGCGTCATAGGTGTTTATTGCTAACTCTCCTTGAGCTAAATCGCCAACACTCGGTACTTTTCCAGGTACAGAACTACGTTTTAGTTCTATTTTTACTGCCATAGCAATGGTAACTTTTTAAAGATATGTATCCGTTGTATTCGTGTCTATCTAGACATTAATAAATATACAATTTACCTCTTTTATATATTACCTATCATGACACGTCAGTTACATTAATTACACCTGCCATACTTGAATGATACTGACAATTATAATAAAGGGTAGAAGGTGCGGCATATGGAACTACGAAAGTTATTGTTCCATTAGCCGTTCCGTTATTAGTTACTCCATTACTATAGGCGTTTCCTGTACCTGTTGAGCTTACTGTATTAATCCAAAACGGATGTCCACTCGCATTTATATTAAAGGTATAAGTTTGTCCTTCGGTTACACTTAAGGTTAAATTAGATACTCCGTTTATTATATACGAAGAGAAACCATTAGCAGTTACATTAAATGTATTTAAAGGTACTGTTACTGTTGGCGTTGAAGTTGGAGTTAATGTTTGAGTAGGGGTAGGTGTCGATGTTTGCGTAGATGTTACAGTAGGAGTATAGGTTGACGTAGGCGTAGAGGTACTGCTATTAGTAGCTGTAGACGTTAATGTTGGAGTTAAAGTACCTGAATTAGTTGGCGTCAGGGTTGTTGTAGGAGTATAGGTTGACGTAGGCGTAGAGGTACTGCTGTTAGTTGGTGTTTGGGTTAATGTTGGAGTAACAGTACTGCTATTAGTAGGTGTTTGGGTTAATGTTGGAGTAACAGTACTGCTATTAGTAGGTGTTTGTGTTAATATAGGACCCGGTACTGATGAGCCGGAAAGAATATAAGATATACCGCCACTGTTTGAAACATTAACGAAAGATAAGCTTCCTGAACCGCTGGAATTAATTATATGTAGTGCCATAACTCCGAATTAAAAACTACCTCCGTCAACAGGATTGCCATTATAAGAACCAGATTCTACATTAGGTGAATCCGTAACGTAGAATGAACCTGAAACTCTTAATGAAGGAGTATTAGGGTTCGTCTGTAAGATTGTGGCAGACCCAGAGACAACAAAGCTACCAGTAGCTATTAGTTGACTACCGGATACTCTTAAAGGTACTTCTATTTGATCTAATGTAACTCTTGCCATGTTAGCCGAATTTTCCTACTCCTATAATTTCTTTTGATGTTGCATCGCTATTAGTTAATAAGTAGCCTAATGTTGCAGAATTGACTGTTAAAACTACATTCGAACCGACTTCAACAAAGCTAACTATATCTTTTCCTGGAATCGTTATACCGTTAGCGTAAAAACTAAAGTTATCTTTAGTAGTAGGCGGTAATCCTGACCCTCCTGTAGGTTGTAAGATATAAGTACTACTAAATGTAGCAGTAGTTCCAGAATTTACTGTAGCAGTCTTTGCTTTAGAAACACTTAAATATTCTAAGTCAGCTGGGTCAATAGTAAAGGTGTTTGATATATTGCTTATATTAACTGAATCATTAACTTGAACACCGTTAAGTGATCTAGCTGTTCCTTGTAACTGCTGTACAGTAAACATTTCACTAGAAGTAGATGTCTCTAATCCAAACTGTATCTGAGCTGTACCAAATGCTTTCTTAGCATTAGCCATATCTCTGTTTATACTATCGGGAATAATATATCCGTTTAAAATTATTTGAAATGTACTCCTTAACGTCCTATCTGAGCCTGCTTCTAGTAATACAGATGTAGGAAAAGAATCTATCCTAGCTTTAAATTGAAATTTAGAAGGATCTCCCCAATATGAATTAGAAGCAAAATTTATAGATTCTATCAATTGATTCATTTGCTCTACAAAGTCAGTAAACATTACTACTGTATATGTTAATGTAACATAATCAGGAGGAAACGCTACTATAAACTCTTTAGAAGGTTTTGAATTAGTTAATATATTAAAGTTATCGTAAAAGTTTCTCTTATTATACTTCTTCTCAAATAAAATAAAATTATGTATTTGATTTCCGTCTAATTTATTACCTAACGAACGATTAGGTTCAAGATTATCTCTCCTAAAAGTAATTAACGGAGCTTGTATTTTACCTGATGAGTCTCTAAGAAAGCCATCTGCTTGTATAGATTTCCATTTTTCTGGTGAGCTATATACTACTGGTACTAATCTCTTTCTATTATTTTGAAAAACTGACAGCTTTAGTACATTATGAAAATAAAAAGATATAGCTTGATCCATATCCTCAAGACCTACAGCTATACTTACTGTATCATCTCCTTTCATTGAGATCTCTAAAGATCTATTGAATTCGGCTTGACCAGGTTTTATTTCTTCAGAGTATACCTGGTTAGGGTTCCCCATAGTAGGATCGTATGGAGTAACTAACTTATCCATAAATTCTCTACGATTCTCAGGCCTTGGTCGATATGTATTAGGCATCCGGTATAGTTTGGGTTATTCCTATTTTTTCTCCTCTTGTATAATGAGTAGTCAATGTATATGAGTAGCTATCATTACTACCAAATTTTTGCATTCCTTGCGAGTATGAGTAGTCTGCGTCTTTACCCATTACTAACTGATTAGCGTTAACATTATCTACTTGATAATATAATTCGTTATACATAACTACATCGCCGATTTCCGGTACTATATTAGCTGCAACAATGTCATCTGTAGCTATTCTAAATACTACCTCTCGAGTTGTATCAACAGTTAAATCATCTACTCCTACATTAAAATCACCTCTCTCTATAAGACAGAAAAGCAGTACAGGTCCAATATAATTTTTACTTAAAGACTCTCCGTAAAAATTAATAGTAGTGTCGTCTAAGTTAAGCTTGTAGTAACCTATTTGCTGACTAATGACATCTTGTACTAACTCTCTTGAGATAGTCTTAAATGTAGAAACATCTGAACCGTATCCAAATAATGCCATCTTATCCTATGTAAATCATTAACGGTATGTTATCTAAAGTAGATTTCATAGCTAAAGTCTCTGCTTGTTTTCTCTCTAACTGACTCTGTCTTGTGGTTTGCTCTAAATCTCCTCTTAATTTTTCTAGTAGCGAAGCTTTTTCTGTTCTTGCATCTGTTAATAAATCAGCCTGGTTTAAAGTCGTCTCGTCTCCTGGTACAGGTATAACAGAGTACTTACCTCTTATGTAAGCTAAAGCTTCTTTAGCTAAAGCAGAAGTGTACTCAAATATCCAATATCTCCCCGGAGAATTGATTTGACTGTATGTAGGATTAGCGAACGGTACATTACTAACGTTCGTGACCAAATTTCTAGACCCAGAGTATGGACCGTTTGCTGGATTTCTTGCATCAAATTCTGTTGTATATTCAAACCACATATGCCCTACAGCGTCTCCTGGTATAGGGAATACTTTTAATTTATTATCTGTTAACTCAAAAGAAAATTGTGAACGTCTTACTTGGTCAGACATCTCAATCGCCTGTATTCTTTGTATATCCCAATATAAAGGAAACATCATATAAGATACTGCAGGAGAATAAGAACCCCAACCAAACGTTTCCATTAAGCCTTGGTAGTTGTAACCTGAACCTAAATAAGGGTCGAAGTAACGAACTATAGCAGGTGTCTGTTGGTAAAATACTCTCTGTATTCTTATTGAATCTCCAGGCTGTAAAGAAGCTGAAGATGATGCCCAAGCATTAAGGTCATAAACTTGTTTACGTGCTTCTAGTTCAACCGACCCCGAACGCCATTCAACGTACCCTCCTACACCTATTTGCTGGCCGTAATTGTCAGCTACAGCTATAAGATTGGCTAACCCAGGGTTTACTACTGTGTTATTTAATGCTGAGCCGGTAAGCGAACCTTCTAGGCTTAAATAGTTATCTCTAATTTTCATTAGATAAACTTCATTACCGTAGGTAGTTACTGCTTCTTCAAAACAAGAAAAGAAGTTAATGTCTTGAAGCTCAACCTCCATTATAGGATAGCCAAGCTTTCTTGCACAGAATACAGCTACTTTATTAGCGTCAGATTGGAAAGAAGAATCGGAATCGTAAAATCCAAATGGAGTACTTCCAGTATAGAATGAGCTAGACCCTGGCCATATAGGTTTGTTTGCCATTTAATTACAATGTAGTTTTATATAAATAGGGAAGCTCTCGTAAATAAAAAAACAAGCCCCCAAAGGAGGCTTGCTTTAATTACTCTTACTCGAATTATTAGTTAAGATTAAACAATGTTCAATCCAGCAACTAATACTTTTCCATAAAACTCTGGGCGAACCATTTTCTTAGCGTAACGAGTCATGATACCTTTACGTGGAGTAAATGTATTTGGATCGTACACTAATGGAGTCATAATTAATGGAATATAAGGAGCGTAAACGGCACCAGTCTCTAAGAATTGGTTACCACGGAAGCCCATTAAAATAACGTTCTCAAGCATATATGGATTCTTGTACACTTTGTAACGAGAATTCAATTGACCTACTTTTTGAACACCGAATGCATACTTCATGTTGTCTGCAGCACCGTCTGTATCAGCGGCAAATCCTGGAATAGATTCCAAAATAGTCGATACAGCTGGAGAACATACTAAGAAGTTAGCACCACCACGTAATGTACGCTGATGAATTGTATTAGAAACTTTTTGTAACTTAATACCTAAAGTTTGGAACCAAGACATTTGAGTGTAGAATACACCTGATGTGTTACTATCGAATGCAGTAGTAGTAGCATTGATTTGATCACCTACTTTTGCAGACCAATACTCAGTGATAGGAGCGTTTTGGATCAACATATCTAAGATTTCTAAGTCAATCTCTAAAGAGATATATTCAGATAACATAGAAGTTAATTCAGCTTCAGCATCTAATGAATGGTAAGCATTTAAGTCTTGAGCAAATTCTGGAGTCCATTGTGCTTTTAACTTACGAGTCTTAGCAGAGATAGCCTCAGAGCGCATCTGTACGTTAATTTCTGGTATAACGATAGATGTTGCAGACTGAGCGTTTGGATAAGCATATCCTGCAGTAGAATCTTCGAAGTCACCACGAGTAGCAAATCCTGTTTTCTTGCTATAATCTACAGTATAGATACCACCTCCAGCAATAGCTTCAGCATTTGAAGCAGATACTAAGAAGATTGCATTACCTCCATCTAAACGGTGGAAACGTTGTAAGTTATCACCAACTGCAATTGATCCTGAAGTTATAATAAATGAACGAATAGCGTTAGGATCAATGTTAGAATCGATGGACGCTGTAGGTACAGTTATTTTCTTGATTGACATTGCACCAGCTGCTAAAGCAATAGAAGCAGAGAATGCAGAATCAAAATTAACATCAGACCAAGAAGCAGAAGCTACTGCGACACCAGAAGCGTTATAAGCTACAGATGCAGAGAATTGGTTAATTGAATAACCGAAACGACCAGCATCATAAAGACCACCGTTAGCAGAGTTACCGAATCCACTGTCACCTACGTTAGTTTGGTAACCGAATAATGAACCAGAAGTTGCTCCAGTAGAGAAAGGATCTACACCAGAAGTTCCGTATTGGAAATCTAGATAGAAAATTAAACCAGCAGGTAAGTTCATTGGTTGTACTGAAACAAATTCTTTAGAAGCAATTTGTCCGAATACTTTACGTACCAAAGGAAGAGCTACACCAGCCCATTGTTCACCAGTACCAACTGTAAAGTTAGCACCTGAAGTTGTACCACCACCAGTACCAGAAGATTCTACTACTAATTGTTTTGCTTGATTCTCTAGAATCATAGCCATGTTTTGCTTGTTTTGGCCTTCAAGACCTTCTAGCAAGCCGGATTTGCCCCACTTCTTAACTAAACGCGCAGCATCAGATTGAACTGTATGGTACGGGTTAGCAGATTCAAGCAACGAATGTAATGTATTTGACATCTCTTATTAAAAATTTAAATTAAATATTTGGTTTTAAAATACCAGCAAGTTGTTGCATACGAGTTCTAATAGAATCAGACTCTACAATTAACTTTCCTGGTGCATTTCCCATCGGCTTAGAAGCAAATCCGATAGATTCTTTTATTTGATTTTTCTCTGGTGCGATAAAGTTTTCATTAAGTACACTATAAGTGTTTTTAACTTCTTTTACTGTATTAGCACGGTCGAATGCATTAAGTACTTTAGCTTTTTGGGACGATGATAAGTTTTTAGATTCGAAAATTTTAGAAGTATAAAGTAACTTAGCATTAAATAGATTTAATTCGTTAATAGAACTACGTAACTCTTGAATAGTTGCGTTAGCTTTATATAACTCTTCTTCCATTTTATGCATATCTTCTTCTTCTTCGTGATGACTTTTCTTCATTTTCATAGCTTCTTTCATTTTATGCATATGATCCTCTTTGTGGTGACCATCCATCATTTTCATAGCTTCTTTCATTTTATGCATATGATCCTCTTTGTGGTGACCATCCATCATTTTTTTAGCTTCTTCAATAGCTTCTTCTTCTTGAAGTTCTGCTAAAATTTCATCTAGACTAATAGAATCTTCGCCGTCACCAGCCATTGCATCTAAATCATCTAGACCTTCTTCTCCTGCTTCCTCGCCAGCGTTATTAGCAAGTACATCAGCCACAACATCGCGAACTAACTTTTTAAACTCTTCTACTGACAATTCAGCAACTTCTTGTGATTCTTCCTCAGCTTCGTCTCCAGCTTTCATTTCGGCTTTATCTTCATCTTCGTCGTCTTTCTTAGCTTCTTCCATATCGTGACTGTCTAAGCCTTCTTCTAAATTATCTTCTTCCATCTTTTTCATACCTTCATCGGCAGTTAATTCAGCAAGAATTTCATCTAGAGTAGCCTCATCCATAATATCCATGGATTCTTCCATATCTCCTGATGTTGTATCATCATCGTACTCTTCTTCGAGTTCGTTTACTTTTAAGCGAAACATCTCCTGAATCTTAGGAGTAAATGCTTCGGCAATTTGCTGCTTAGCTGCTTCCATTGTAATATCTTTCAACTGCTTAGCATCAGCGATAGCCTGTTTGTACAGATCTTGTTTTGACATAATAAATAAATTATCGGGATTGCCTATTTAGAGGACAATATTGGATTGTTATGATTAAAGCTATATTGAGATAGCTTATATATTCATAAATATACATATCTAGCCGAGAATGCTAGATCGAGAAAAAAAAATTAATTTAAACAGCAGATTCCTGTCTGGGTGCAAAGGATATCAGAGATCAAGGAGTGCACTTTTCCGTAAGAATCTTCTAGGATTGGCGTGTACCCTTCTTGTAACCCTCCTACAGGCTTAACAAAGGCACCATAAGTTGAAGGTGTCGAAACAAAGTCCCAACAGATTAACTCCAAATCGTCTTCTACTTGTACCAATCCTTCCCCTAAAGGGGATGTAGAGCCTAAAGCTCTAGAAGATACTCCAATATTTATCCCATTAAGGAATAATTCTTTTAATATATTACCAGATGGTGTAGGTAAAACTTCGAATCTTCCGTAAAGATCTTGTCCTTCCCACCATAATTCGGTAATTAAATGGCAAACGTTTTTTAAGTTTATTACTGAAGTTTCTGGGTGATCTAGTTCTCCTGTAGCTCTTTTTTCTGCTATAGGCCCTTTAACGTATTTATCTACTTCACGTCTTAATGTATCGAAATCATATACTCTACGGTTAGCGTTAGGCTTACCGGCTGCTTGAACCTTCCCTTCTACAATTAAATTCTTGCTAGGATTCATTCTAGACTCGTTTAACATACGAGGGCTAGGTTCAAATAACATATAATCAATTAATACTTGCTTAGCCATATTCTTATTTAAACAACTTACGAAGGTTTTTATCTAATGCCGCGTTCAAATCGCCTTCCTTCATTAATTTTATTTTAGAGAAAGTCCTTTTAGTACCTCTCATCTCTTTAACACCTTCAGGATGCTTTTTACCTCTTTCTTTTTTACCTAAAGATGTTTGAACATTAGCTGTTACTTTTTCTACGCCTTTAATTTTAGCCATTCCATCCTCTTCAACCTTAACCTCTTTTACTTTTTTAGGTTTTTCTCCTTTATTGGATATTAAAATAGTATAATAGTTAGGATCAGAAGATAAATTCTTTAAAACTTTCTTACCGGCTTTAGCAAAATCTTCGTCAGTTACTGTGTTTTGATCCCAATTAGGAGCTGGTAGAGTAGCATACCCTAGTTCCCATTGCATTCCTTTTCTGAATTCGTAAGGGTTAACTGTATCTAACGTTAATTCACGTTTAATAGCTTCATTTAAGCCTGATTTTTCGGTATAAATTATTTTATTATTTATAAAATCATAAGAGAATACTACTGAAGACCTCCCGAAATAATCATCGGCATTTGGAGAAAAAGAACCATCAATAGCCTTTATAGAGCCATCATCATTATAGTCAACAAACATGTCATAATCATGCCTACCTACATTAGGATAATCGTCTAAAATAGCTTTACCTATTTGAGAAAATTCTTTTGGCATTCCGTTTTTGCCAGCTTTTGTAATTAGTTCATCAATATACCCCTCAAAAGCGGCGTCATGACCTTCTAGATACGAAGTGTCACTAACATATTCCTCTTTTTCTTTCATCATACCCGCGGTAGCAATAAGAGTAGCTAATGCAGTACTATTTCCTCTTTCAGCATCTTCAGCGGCTTTTTTTACCAATTTAGGGTCTAGCTTCTTATCTCTAATAGCTTTCTCTACTCTATCTGATACAGGGTCTTCATTTAAACCAGGTCCGTCATGTTGAGCTTTTTCATAGCCCATATCCCAGTTTTTATGCTCAGAAGTATCTCCTTCATAAGGATTTTCTTCTTGATGGCTACCTGCTTCAAATGCATCATATCCTTCTTGCCATGCAGCATCTGGGTTATATTCTCCCTCTGATTCGCTTACTGAGGTATTAGCTCTGTATTTAACAGCATTAGGAAGATAACTAAGATCGTTTTTAAATGCTTCCTCATTATCAGTAACAGAAGACCAATCATCACTTATAAAATGAGACATTCTTTTACCCATATATATATGAGGTTCTATATCTTCAAGACTGTAAGGAATATACTTTTCACCAGTCATTTCTTTATAAGTTCTATTTAAAGTATTGACTAGATCTTCCTTACTATTAGATGTAAAATATAATGGGTAGCCATCCCCTAATTCTCCTAATTTGTTAAATATAGCATAGTACATTTCACTACCTTCAGCTTCATCTATACCTCCTCTTTCACCTCTAAACTTAGCATTATCGTGGGCCATTTGACCTTCAGACTCAGCATCCATCCAACCGTCAGTCCATTCCTCGTACTTATCTGGTTCGTAATCCTTACTGTATGGATTATCTGTATAGTTTTTTCTTGATTTGTTAGCAGCCTTACCTTGGTTATAAGCTGATTCTTCAGGAAAAGATTCTTCTCTTATAATTCCTTTGTTCTTTAATATTTGAACAGCATCGCTATACGATGTAAGATTAGTAATAAAAGGTAACATACTATCTCTCCTTACCTCGTAAAGAAATTTCTCACGGCTTACTCCACCGGCTTTATGTTTTTTGTATAAATCTACTGTTGTCATATTAATAAATATTACGAATTACCTCCCTTGTCCTCTATATTTTCTTTTTACAGCTTTCTCTTTAGGTCCGTTGGTCTTTTTATGTTTACCTACCCTACGGGTTCCGAAAGTAACTTTGCGGTTTTCTTTAACAACCTTTGCCATGTTATTTAAATTTTCTAGCTTTTAAATGTAACTGTGTAACCATTTCCTTAATTTGAGTTAAGGCGTTTTCTGTATGCTTTTTATACTTTAATCCGTCACCTGCTTCGTTCAATTCGCTCTTTAATCTATCAACGTATTCAAATAGGCGATTAATTTCCTGAACTCTTTTCTTTACAGCTTTAACTGCTTGATGAAACTGTTCTGGTTTAGATCTTGTCTTAGTTTCGTTTCTAAATTGAGAATAATTTTCATTTATACCTTTAACATTTAAAAGCTTAGATATGATATCTAACACCTTCTCTGCTGTTATATGACCTTCTTGATAGCCGTGAAATAACATTTTCTTAACATCAGGATCTAAATTAGGATTATTTAAAGCTGAAACTACCATGTCGGTATTTTCATAAAGTTGCTTATAGTCAATCATTCCGGATTTGCGATTAGGTATAGAAGGAGCTAGTTTATATCCAAATTTTTCGACAGCATAGTTATGTTTTACTTTACCTGCTGCAAGCATTGGTGCATCTTCTTTAATTTTCTTTACTCTTACCTTACTGAAATACTGTTCTCCTGCTCCGGCAGTTGCGGTAGCACCTGTTGTAGTTCCGCCTCCGGTAGAAGATTCTTCTTTCTGTAGTAACTCGTCTAGTATTTCCTCTAAAGATTTCATTATAAAGTAGCTTTAATTTCCTTAACTAACTCGATATACTGCATGATTGATACTAAATGATCGTCTTTTATTGACTGCTTCATTTCAATCGGCTTTATTAAGCTTACTACCTCGTTTAGTTTTATTGTAACTACTTTATCTTTTACTTTTGATTTTAAATCAGTCAGTTCAGTCTTTACTTCCTCTAACTTGTTATTTAAATATTTTTTTAACTCTACAGTATCTGAAATGTTATTGATATATTCTCTTAAAACATCCTTCTGTTCGTCAGATAACTCTATATACCTTTCGTTAAACTTCTCTACTAAGATTCTAAAGGCAAGAGTACGGACATCTTTGTCCTCTCTCATAAACTCCTCTACTACTTTTCTTTCTAATTTTTTTTCATCTTGCAAATCTTGAGTAACATGCTCAAGTATAGTCATTTTATTTGTAACTAATTGCTTAGGATTTGTAAAAAGCTTTGAATAATTAGCTTCTAAAAGAGTATATATTGCTGCTGATAATTTATAGTTGTTAACTTTTGCGTTAAAGAAGTTATCTACTTCATAACACTTACGTATTTCTTTAATAAGATTAAACTTTTCCTTATTTAGTTTATCATGATCTAGTTTCTTACCTTCTTCTATAATAGTAGAAATTAAAGTATTAGCTCTTGATTCGTTAATTTTAGGAGAATTCAATAAAGTACTATAAAGAGTAAACTCTTTTGAAAGTTCTGTATTAGTGTAATACTTCTTTAAAATATCTACTGCCTTAGATTCCTTATTAGTCATCATATCAGATGTTATTTGTCTAACAAGTAGTTCAAAAAGTATCCCTGTATTTTTATATTTAGAATGTTTCTTAATAGAGTTCATATTATAGTACAATGCTATTATAAATAGAAGTATTTACAAAAGATCTTCTTTTATATTACCTTCGTCAAGTAAACTGTTTTGTTCGAATAGAGTTATTTTACGTTTGTTTAAATTATCGAACAAACCTTTATTCTGGTGGTATACCGTTTGAGCTACTGCATTCTCTAAAGCTAAAGCAGAACCACCTGTGTATTTGTGTCTTAATCCACCGTCTTCTCCTCCTAATGGCTTACTTTTCATATCGTACGTACCCATTCTATCTCTTCCTAACGGATCGGCTGGAGTGTTAATGAACGATTGTTTTTCAGTAGGTCTTCCAGGTACTTTTTTAGGTTCTGATGGATTTTTCTCGTCATATCCTACTGGTACTTCTGTAGCTGCAGTATAATTAGAGTTACCTCCGTATAAACTTGCTATCTGGTGAGGCGTTCCAAATGCTTCTCCTGATGTAGCTGGGTCGTTTCCTTCTTCTGCTACTTGTTTAAATCTGAAATCTCTCTTCTTATCTTCCAAAAGTTGATCTCTTATATCGTCATATTCCGATTCACTAAGGTGGAATAGGTTATGGTATATCCAATCTGTAGGAAAAAGACTATTCTCTTGCATTTGACTTGCAAGATCAATCTTCTCTTTCATTAATGCTATTCTCTCTTGGTCATAAATAATAGACGGGGTAGTTAAACTTAATTCAAAGTTTACTAGTGAATCATTTGTGTATCCCTGAGTATATAAGTGTACTAAAGCTATCTTAGTTAATTCAGAAAGAACTATGCGCTGAATACGTTCTACGGTACGTGCAAAGCGTATATCCTCTGCAGCTAAAGTAGCTTTACCTGTCAAGTCTTTTTCATACCCCATAAAGGCTTTGGGAATCTTTAACGCTGCAAATAACTTATCACGTAAATAGTCAACATCTTCTATACCATTGTACTGGAGTCCTGGTACTGTATCGATTCTAGTTGTAGTATCATTACCACGAACAGGTATAAAGTAATCTTCTAAAAGGTTTTGAATGTTATACTTTAAGTTATACTGTCCGGTTTGTGGATCAATATAAGGTATCTTCTTCATTTTAGAGATCATCTTCTGCATATAATTCTCTACCTCGTTTGGAGGAATAGAACCTACGTTAAGATAATAAGCTCTCTTATCAGGAGCTCTTACGATACGGTGAATCATCATCGCATCTTCCATTAATACTAATTGCTTAAATACTTTTCTACCTGGCTCTAAATAAGAACGTCCGTAAGGAAGATAATTCACATCGCCTATAAGACGGAAGTGAGCCATTTCGAAGTTTTCGAAGAAAATAGTATCTGCTCCACTTCCTAATAAGTTAGCATACGTTGCTTGATACCCACTAGCCCCACTAGCTACAGCAGTTGGGTCATATTTAAACTTTACGTAAGAAGGATTTTTTATATCTGTTCCTTCTTCTCTTACAATAGTATATGCAGAGAAAGGAATTACATTATATACACCTACCTTTTCAGCAATCTCTAGCTTTAAATAGAAATCACCAAACTTACACATATTTCTAATCCAAGACCATAAATTAAATTCAATATTTAATACGTCGTAGAATAAATTGTATAGGATTTTTTGAATATTCTCATCAGATGAACGTATCTGTAATACTTCTCCTTGCTCGTTCTTTAACGTTGATTCGTCAGATATAATATCTAACGCTGATGCTATGATAGCTTCAGTATCCATTGCCTCATAATCAGCATAAAGCTGAATACGCATTGTGGTATAATTCTGGGAGGTATTTAAATTATAGGAGTAAGAGTTAGAAGTTGTATATACCTTATTAAATCTATCTACTAGAGCATTAGTCTGTAAAACACCTTGAGTTTGGATACGATCTGTATCCATTACCTTCACTTCGTTACCTCCAACATTACGGATTATTACATCAGTTGAAAAGAGTCTCTTTAATCTATCAAAAACATTACTGTCTGCCATGTATATAAATATTAAATATTATAATAACCAAGTGATGTCTTCGGCATTACCGTAAGTATCTTTCATTTTCCAAGGTGGAAGTTCTCCGCTTGCTGGGTTACCTGTATAAATAGAAAAGCCGCTGTTAGATTTATGTACGCTGTTCATAGTAGCTCTAGCTAAATCTAATCCTGTTTGAGTAAATCTCATTGCAGTGTCTCTTAAAAATAAACCTATAGACCAAGCCATTACTAAATCGTCATTATAACCATGTAAAGCTTCTGCCCTACCGCTTTTCCAAATAAACGTTCTTAACTCTTCCATAAATCTTTTAGATTGAAAGCTGCAAGACTTTTCATGAATATAGGTAATTAATTTCGAGATCACAAGCGGACGAGTCCTTTGGTTAGTAGAAAAACCAGGAACCATTCCTTCTCCGTTTTCATACTTAGTAATATACATTTCTATATTAGTTAAAGCTACGTCTGATCTTGGTGAATAATAAAGGTTTTGATAACCTCTTTCTATTGCAGTTTGAACAACATCCCAACCTATATTTGCGTTTTCAATTATTAGAATAGCGTTATTCCATTCGGTAGCTACTGTAACCAACATGTTACCGTAATCTCTAGTTCCCATTTGACCTTTATACTCACCTACCTGTTTAGCTAACTCTATATCCATTACATGGAAAGCAGAATAGTCTTTACCGTCTCCTCGGGCAACGTCAGCTATTACAGCATAACTTCTAGAATAATCTGGATACTCCCATCTCCAATAGTTCCCGTCTATACCTTCTTTAGATATAGGGTCCATTATAGATGTAGTTTGGTACCAGTTTAAATAATCTGGGTCAATTACGGTATTACCTGATGTACTAAAGTCGCAATCACATTCCTGAGCTGCATCTCTTGGTCCAAGAATAGCATCTTGTTCGTCTCTCCATTTCTGAGTACGTTCTGGGTGTACTGTCCACGGTAAAGAAATAGGTAAAAATTTATTTTCCCCTGTTTGAGCCTTTACAAAAGTTTTATGAAACCAGTTACCAGTACCATTAGGAGTTGAAATAGCTATACATTGACCTCCAGTAGCTAACGTTTGTTGTGCCGCAGTAAAAATTTCATCTACTCCATTAATAAACGCTGCTTCATCAAGTACTAATAGGGATACTGCTTCAGAACGACCGGCGTCAGGTGAAGCTGCTACGGCTTTTATCTGAGAGCCGTTAGATAAACGTAGACTTAGTCGGTTATCTTCATCTGCTTTTATCTTTAACCAAGAAGGAAGGTTATTATATGCAAAACGTACTTTAGTAACCATATTCTTTGCAGTTTCCTGCTTAGTAGCTACTACTAAAACGTTTTTATCCCTGTGAAATAACATTAACCATAATGAATATGCCGATACTAATGTGGAAATACCAAGCTGTCTTGACTTGTTAGTAATGTTATACTCATTATTTTTAAAGATATGCAGTACTTTTTCCTGAAAAGGATATAATGCGAATTGAATTCTACCACGTTGAGGATGTTGAATCCAGTAGTATTTTTTCATGAAATAAGCAGGATCTGTCGCACATTTGACAAATTCCTGCTTTATCACTTCTTTAATAGCGAGTTGCTCGGACATAGACTATTTTATTTTACTTAGCTATTAACAGCACAGCTGCACCACCAAGTAGCACATAGTTGGCCATTTTATGAAGTTTATTCTTCAAAAATAACTTTTTATTTTCACTCTTTAACTTTTCGTACTCTTTCTCCCAACCATCTATCTGCGTATCTTTATTAGTAACTAGATTTTTGTAATCAGTTTCTTTTTCTTTGTACACATCAATCATCTTATCTTTAATCTGTACTCTACCTTCTAAAATTAGTATAGTACTATCTTTTAATACTATTTCTTTTTTAGCCCCATCATACCTAACTAAATCTACTGCGGTATTTAGTATAACAGGTTCAGCTACTGGTAAAAGATTAGATATAGTATCGCCAGGATACCTCTTATTAAGATTTGAAACTAAAGCTGAATTATTAAGTTGTTGAACTTCTTCTACAGCTGTTTCAGTCTTTTCTCTCTCTACTATTATTTCAGACTGTTTATTAGAGTACCTATCTAGAAGCTGCATATCAACAGCATTCATTACGGCTATTGTAGAATCCTTTTTAAGAATACTTAATTGTAATTGTTCGGCAGCTAATTTTAAACTATCTAGTCTAGTTTTAAACTTAGAGTCGTCATATCCACTTCTTTCAAAGAGAGTATATAGTATTCCTACAGCAACTATTATAGCTACAGCAATAATTATAAACTTACCGCTTATTACTAGGTTACGCAACGTTTCCTGTTAGTTTTGAAATAATATTATGAATCGAATCAACTTTATCACTAAAGCTATTAGCTAAAGAATCAAAAGCAGCAACATCTATACCTGCTTCATTTAATTTAGTAACACTTATAGTTCCTTTTCTTGAAGATACTGATTTATTAGCTTCTTTTACCTCGTTAACTAAAGCTCTAATAGCACCATTTACTTTACTTTCTAAAAGTTGAAATGCTTCTTTATATTTATAGTTCGTTACTTCAGTAGGTTTAGTTTTAAAAGTTACTATAATATGGTTACCTACTTTAATAGATTTGTCTACATCATCATGTAATGTATTTAAATCTTCTAAGATAGAGTAAATAGGCTTTTGCAATTCACTATGCTCTCTTTCTAATTTTTTTAACTCTACGCTAAGTTTTTCTATCTGATCATTCATTTTAGCAAGGTTCATTACTGATTGCCCTAAATCAGATTCCTCGGTTACTTCGATTTCACCTAAGTTTTTTTTTCCTTCGTTAGCATAAGCATCAGTAGCTTGTTGGTCAGCATAAATAGCAGTTTTCCCGTCTTTCATAGGACCATTTATTCCTTTAAATACAGGTAAGCCAATTTTCCAAGAAAAATCAAATATAGGATTATCAGAATGAGTTTCTTCTTGACTTATAATATGGTCTAGCTTATAGCCGAGTTGCTCCATATTTTTAATAAAAGATTGAACATCGGTAGCTCTTGCACCATGTTTTCTCGACTGTAACATAAAGTCAGTAAACTCTCCAACACCTTCATTCATTTCGTCCTCATCGTCGCCGATTTCCATAGTATCTCTATCTAAATCTGCTTGAAGGTTTTTAATCTGTTGTGGGATATTACCAATCATTTGCTTGTATTGGTGAATATCAATTATGCCAGAAGTAAATTTTTGAACTAATTCATCTTTTTTCTTCTTTAACACAGCCAACTTAGATTGTACTCCTCCTACTCTATTAGAAGTTTTATCAGATGAGCCTATTTTTTGATCACCGTCGGGTATTTCCGGATTGTAATCTTCGTTTATAAATTTCTTAGCTCTTTCGGAAAGTTTATCAGTTTGAGTTAAGCGGTTATTCTTTAAGTACTTTATAAAGTCGAACATTTCTTAATTAGTTTTTATTAATAAATATCAAATACTAAGAATGGAAAAGATCAGAAGATAAATTACTTACTTTTGAATCGTTTTTTAACTCTGTCCATCTTTCTTTGCTGTACCTAATTCCGTATATAAAATATTCATCGTCTTTCTTCATTTTTTTTGGATACCTAATAGCAGGTCCTTCAGTCGAATGATACTTATTTTTTCCTTCGTTTACGTATATACAGATTTCTATACCTTCTGGTGTTCTAAATTTTTTTGTCATGTAATAAATGTTTTCTGAAAATAAGAAGATTCTCGTAAAGTTACTACCTACGATTCAGTTTCTTCTTCCTTTTCTGTTTCTGCTGATTTTTCTTCTGCAGGAGCTTCTGGAGCGCTAGTCTCTTCTTTCTCTGGTCCTTTTGTTGTTATTGGTGAACCTGTTTCTAATAACCTTGCAATAGATAAAATTGCTCTCTCTTTTTCCCCTATAGTCAAGAGGTAATAACTCTTTCCTGCTACTCTACACTGATAAGCCTTACCTAAAAAGGTAAGGGTAAACGTTTGACCGTTATGTAAAACTATTTTAAAAGTAGTAGGTTTCGGTGCTACAATATAAATTCCTGTTACATAATCTTTAAAATGCTTAGTCATAAGCATAGTTAAGGTTTCAGTCAAACTAGGATACTTTTTTAGAATATAGTTAATAGGGTCTTCTTCGAATTTAACTTTCTCGACGTCTTCAGGAGTTGTAAATTCTAGCTTATCTACAGTTACTTCTTCTTCTTCTTTAAGAATACCTAGTATTACCTCTTCGATTAGACCCTTAATATATTTTCTATTAACCATTTCTATTTAGTTATAATTCTGTTCTTCTCCTCCTGCCTGCATTCCAGCAATATACTCTGAAACACTATGCATGTAATCTGCTGCTAAAGTAATATAAGAAGAAACCCACCCTGGTAGATTATCTCCATCTTTAATTGCTTTATGGATTTCAGAAGCGTTTTTCATCATATCTAAAATCTCAGATTTAGCCATAGATGCTTCATGATCTCCAGATCTATTCCAATCAGTAGCTTGTTGCCCTTGAGCATATCCCTCGTTTTCGTTTACTTTTGCATCACTTTTTTCTGCTCTAACATGAGGTTTCGTACTCTTAATGTTACGGGTCTTGGATTCTGTAGGCTTATTACCTTCCTTGTCCATTTTCTTCCCAGCACGGATTCTAGATCCTTTATACTCCTCTTCGGGACTCTCGATCTTACCGTCTTTGTCGTAGTCTTTATCAGCTTTCTTTTTGGCTTCATCTATAGTTTCGTTAAATAATGCTACAAGAGATAATTTAGATGTTTTCATTTTTTATCAGTTTAAAGTTACTCTGTTGGTAAATATGTAATACTATAACTAGGCCAAGGATTATCGTAATTAACATCGAATACAACCGTTTGAGGAATAGTTACAACAGTATCTAGTCCTAAACTAGCTATATCATATGTCTTATGGTAATGTTCGTTGTGCCAATGTAAAGCAGCACCGTCTGAGTAATCACATTCAGCTCTAAAAGTTATAGTACTAAAGGTATAAGTAACGTAAAGTACAGGTGTATCTGAACAAGTATACTTACTGCTGTAGAAATCTACTGCGTAATGTTTACCTGCGATACCTTGGAATGTTAAGTCATAAGATGAAGCCTCTTTAGATACTTCTTCGCTTACGTTTGTATCTTCTTCAGAATATACTTGTTCGTAATTAGCACTTACGTTAGCTTCTTTATAAGAAGCGTCAGCAGATACATCGAAGTTAGTAGAGTTAGTTACCGTTGTTTTATTAGCATATACGTTCTTATCAAACTTAATTATAGTTTCCTTCCAAGTCTCTCCTTCTACTATCTCTATATGGCTAGGTGCATTTTGAGGTGGTGCCTTAGCAACTGTAGTATGAGAATTTAAATAATCCTGAGATACTGAGCTTAGGTTATTTGATGAATAAGTCAAGCTAAATCCATCAGGGTCTGAATCCGTTACGTGAGTTTTAGTTCCTCCTTTGCCGCTATTACATACGTCTTTCTGCTTATTTTGTTCGATACATTTTTGATAAATGTAATCTCCGTATTCTTGAATACTGTTAAATGATAATGCCATATTAATATTATGCTAGAAGTTTATAATACTCTTTAAAATGTTTTATTCTATCTGGTAGTCCAATTGTTCCACCGTTTACTCTTTTTGTTATTTGAGTAACTACTGCATCGGAAGCGCCACTATCAGCCGTCTTATGTAATCCGTTTTTAGCGAAAAACCAAGCAGCTGAGAGCAAGGCATATTTCGATGAAACCACATCTGGGTTAGACAAAATGTCTTCTCCAATGGCTTTACCGAATGCAGTATAGTTCTCTTTTCCAGTTAACTGAATATAACCTCTTCCGCGAAATTTATATCCTTCTTTGGTTGCTTCAGCACCGTTACCCATTCTACCTCCATATACCCGAGCTGCAATCTTCTCAGGTTTGCGTTCGTATTGGGCTGCTAATGCAGATGTAGGAAAATATTTTTTAAATATTCCCATCAAGCCTTTAGCTGAATAGTTTAAGTTTTCTTGTGTTGCTCTAAACCCTCCTGATTCATGACCACATTGAGCTAGAAAATGCGCTAAACGCAAAGGAGTATTAATACTAAATTTAGCGGCTGTATCCGGTATCATAGCAATAACTGCATCAGGTATATGACCTTTTAATTTATTTAGTTTTAAACCTCCTAAAGTGGTAGGTAAAGGAGAAGATGGAATAGCAGTAGGTGCCGGAGTTTTAACGCCGAACATTTTATTCCATGTACCCATACCCACTATACCGTCGGGGGTAAGATCATGATCTATTTGCCACTTCTTAACTACTTTTTCAGTTCCAGGACCAAAAACTCCATCAGGTGTTAAGCCAAGTTTAACTTGCATTGTTTTTACCTCTTCACCTGTTGAACCGACTTTAAGTAGCATAATTACTCTTTATTATAAATACTTTATTTACCTTTATTTTTAACCTTATAGTATATCTGTACCATCAGCCATCCTATTGATGCTATATAAAACAAACCAGTAAGGACGGGATTTAACATACCAAAAAAGCTATTAACAAATGCTATTGTTGTACTGAGGACTCCTGCTGTATTTAAAAAAGGGTTATTAGCAGTTGGGTCTAAAATGTTTAAAAAAAATGGCTTCATATTATATAAGAGGTTTACCTAAAAGTACTTTTGTTATTTTTTCTCCACCTATCTCTCGTGTATAGCTTCCATCGCCATGCCACTTAAGTTCTTTTCCTTTTAGAACCTTTCTTACTGTATTTTCGTCGGTAACTATAGCTACTCCTTTACCTATTAAAATCTCAGCCATTTTACCAGAGGCTTCTAAGTAGTAACCTGCATGTTGCAATTCTGATGCCTTACGGTTTACAGCTGCACTTCTTGCAGCAGGTGTTCCATCGTGTCCAGTAGCTACAAACTTTTTACCTCCTTCTCTCTTCTTAGCAATCGTTACTGCATCAGGGTCAGGGTCATTATCTAAATTAATTACGTCGAATTCATCGCCATTAACAGCTATATCTTCAGGAGATTTTATATTAGAATGTCCTCCGATACTACTGTATGCATTTTGAATTAAGTCAAATATTAATTTCTTAAAGTCATTTAATTCCTCTTTTGGAATAGATGTCCATTTATTCTTTTCTAAAGCTACTTCCAGAAATAACTGATACATGCTTTTCATTACGAAGTCTTGCCCCAGGTTTTTCCTTTTCCTTTGTCTTTGCATGCAGAAGGAGTTGGTCTACAAGCTGGGTATTTAGATCTTTTTTCTCCTTTTTCTCTTCCGCAAGGTTTGCATTTAGTTTTTCCGTCTACTTCTCTACATGTATTACAATCTACCCATCCTTTAGAAGAACCTGTGCCTCCTTTTCTTGAAAACCATTTATGCAAGGATTCTTTTTCGTCTATTAAATCTTCCTCTTTTATATCCTTCCAGATCTCTCCATTCCTACATCGTACTATAGCCCCGGATCTATATGCGGAAGGTTTATCATACTTAGTTCTAGCTATTCGCAAACAGCGATCAGCTTTCTTTTCCTCTAATACCTCTCTAAGTATATCCTTTAACTTTATCATTCTACCAGGCTTTACATGACCAGTACCTTGCTTTCCATCTTGGTCCAGGGGTACTACATTTATGTCTAGCTCTAAAAGATTTTCTTCTTGCTGGAATATTTTTTTTTATTTTCATGTTAGGGTCGCCAAAATTAACCTTAACTACATTTCCTTTAGCGTTTTTAACATATACTGAACGCTTCTTAGGGCCATCCGGGGTTAAAAAAGGTTTACCTAGATTTACTTTACGACCTTTATACTCAGCTTCCTCCAGTTTATGTTCGTATTCAATTAAGTAATTAGCTAAACATGAAGGACAGTAATCACTAGTTTCATGTACCTCATCTAATTTATTACCTGCAGCTACTGCTTTTTTATAAGCTTCCGAACCTTTGCGGGCTCCTTTCTCGCCGCGAGCTCTTTTAGCATTAATATTTGCCCAAAGTCCTTTGTTTTTTTCTTCTAAGGTACTTATTTCATTCTTTCTATTACGGCAATGACTCTTTCCTGTTAAAAAAGGACGAGGGCATGATGTTCCTTTTACATGAACACGCCCACATTTACCACAACAGGTGCCTTTTTCTTCGTTCATTATTAATGTAAGTTTTCTAATTTATATTTAGTTGTCTCAATTAATGTAACGATTTCGTCATACTGATTTTGCAAGTATGTATCTTGAGCTATTGTTTTTCTGAACTGCTCAACATACTTTGCTAGTGCTACGAAGTATTTTTCGAATTGATCATCCTCTTTAAACATAGCAGGTAAAGAATACCCGTACACAATACCGTAACGACCTTGGTAACTCTCTACCAAACTATCGACTAAATCTATAATACCGTCATAGTATTCACCTAAAGCGATATGAGCAGCATAAGAACCAGGGGTTCTTTTAGTCTGCCAGTGAAAAATCTGTGCTTGGTCTCTTGATGCTAGTAAGGTAGATACAAATTGTGAAAACTTATCCATTACTTATTTTCTTTTTTATCTTCTTTCTTCTCCTCTTTCTTCTCTTCTTTACCTGGTTTCTCTCTTTCTTTTAAAACTTTTTTAGACTCTTCAACTGCTTTATGCTTGCCTTGTAAGTCTTTTATTGTATCCATTAAAGCTTTTACTAGCTCTCTATGTTTTTCAGCTTCCTCAGGCTCTTTCTTAGCCATTTTCATATGATGCTCTGCCTCTTTATGTAGAATATCGATACGTTTTTCAAGCTTATCAGTTACTGTACTTTTTTTCTCTTCTAATTGCCTGGCAGTTTCAAAAACAGTATCTAGTAATTCATTCGCCGCATTCATAGCATCTTGCTTTTCAAGATAGAATCCGTAAATTTGATTAAATTCGATAGCACCTCTTCCCCAATCTTTAGCAAACGTAATTGGATCGGAATGACGAACTAAGTTATTAGCACTAGAAATTTCTCTGTCTAATTGCTCAGGATCTAGTACTACGTAGAACTCAACATCTTCTCCATAAACTCCCATTCCCTCTTCTACCTGTCCTTCTTTTTTAACATGGCCAGGTAAGCCTTTATGTTTAGTGGATGCAAAGTCTGTTGCAGATTTTTGAGACATTTCTTTAGCAGCTTTAGCTACTGCTCCTGTAGGCTTCATTTCTCCCTTTTGGGTAGCATGAACCATACCCATAAATTTCTGTTGTGCTTTTGATTGTGCAGGCATTATCTTATACTTTATTTATAAATATCTATATTTCTTCCTCTTTAGCTCTTTTAATAAAATCTCTAAAACTATCTAAAGCTTCAGTCTCTTTACTTACTTTTGACCAGTCTTCAACTACCCCGTCTTCTGAAATAAAAGTATCGGTTTCCTGTACCCAGTTATCTAAAGCTTTCTCAAGGTCTTCTAACATTGCATTCTTGTTAGAATTCATTATACCTTTCTTATAATCTTCAAACTTACCCTGTACTTTTAAGTTAGTTTCCATTTCGGTAACGCAATTAAGACACATTCCGTGTATCCTAAACATTTTTACGTTAATCCAATGGTCATTCATTGCAGTCTTACAGCTTGGACATGCTAGAGGTATTTCTAATACCTTTCTTAATGTACCGTACTTGCTAATTGTCTGCTTTATTCCTCTTTTTATAGTCCATGTCTTTCCATTTTCTTCCCAAATATCTCCTTCTACATGCTCTACTACTTCAGTAACGTAGCCTACCTGAGTCTGTGTTCCATCTCCGGCTTTACCGGAAATGATATTACGCATACGTTGAACGTCTCTAGGTTTAAATTCTTTATTTAACATAACATTATTTTAATTATCTTGTTCTACGAACTTCAGGTATAATACCTAAAAGTACCTTAGGGTAAATCTTATATGCTCTATAGAACATTAACCTAGTATTGCCTCCAACTAGGATAAAACGGTCTCCATATTTTAAAATTAAAGGAGGAGGTAGTTTTTGACCTGTTTTGATAGCTTGTTCTATAGGTTTCCAATCTTTGCCGTAGTCGTCGGCGAATTCTTCTGCTTGATTTCTACCTACTATTTCATAAGAATCAGTATTCTCTAATTGGGACCAAACTGCATCGTTCAGTTGAACTATGTCTGCGTCTTCGAAAGCAGTTAAAAGCTCCATTTCACTGATACCTTCTTCTTTTGCTACTCTTGCTAGTTCACCTGCTTCGCCATCTACTGCTGTAGCGTCCTCTAATAAAAATTCGTCAAATATAGCAGGATTTTCCTGTCCATATTTTCTCATTATTACCCCTGCTACTGCATTTGCTTGATTTTCTTCTTCTGAACCTGTCTTGCCCGACTTCTCTCCTATTCTTCCCTCCTCATCTTGCTTAGCATGAACAAGCTCATGAGCTAGTGAACGAAGAATATCAGCTAAATTTCTGTTAACTACTGAAATATAAATCTTTTTCTCTGCAGGTTGATACCCTCCAAAGCTCTTTTCAGTTGCTGCAAAGTTTCTACTGGTCTGAGGTACTATAGTTGGTTGAATTTGCAGCTTTAAAAAGTCACTAGACCAGTCTACAAATTTTTTTATTTCTTTAAATGCTTCTGGTTTCATACTACTGCCCTAATTGAGCTTTAAATTCAGGAAAATCTTTCTTATAACCCTCTTTTGTTTCATCATAAGAGTCTTCTGTATACTGCCAACCCCAATATAGTTTATCGTTAATAGAAAAGCCGTAAAATTCATGTACTTTCTTTTGTAATTCTATCGAGGCTTCCATGTTCCAATTATGACCTAACCAAATCATACCTGATTCTATGTCGGCTACTACGTTATCTTCCTCTAAAGTCGTGTGTCTATTTTCAATCCAATTTAACCTTTCAATTAATTTCTGGTAAATTGAGTTAGGTTGACCCCATCTATTAGAGCCTAGGAAGATAACTGTATCACTTTCGAATAACTCTTTACTTATTTTCCACAATTCATCTTCCGGTGAGTTAATATTAGCCCAACATCTATGGTATCCGCTTGGGTTTTTCTCTTTATCTTCTAGAGAAGCTTTTTTTATTCCACAGTCATTGCCTGTTTTCATAGATACATTACCTTCACATACTACGATATTCATTTTAGATACATCAAAAAGAACAGCATTTTCTCCTAAAGCCTCTTTAATAATATGTGCTAGGATTAATGATTTAGGTACCTCGTTGTTATTTTTTTCAATGTAACTACCTCTATTAGATGTAGATAATAACAATACCTTCTTCTTAGTTTTAAGGTAATTAATAGTTTCGGTGAGTTGATCTAAGATAAACTTAGGTTGATCTGAACTGTAGGATACCTCTTCCTGCAAATTTGCTTTATCGTCAGGATTAATGTTAGCTAGTCTTTTGAAAATTTCAGGAGTGTATCCTTTATTGTTGACTACATCTGGCATGCATTTTTTAAATGCTTCATAGTTGCCTTGTTCTAGAACATCCCGTACATAAGGAGCGGATACCTCTCCATCTTTTTCAGATATTGTGATACCTTTTACTTTATCCCCATAATTTTTTTGAAGAGCTTCTACGTAGTTTTCATCATCCGATTCATCATCACCTGCTACTACGTATATTGATTTTGCCAAAGGAAAGTCCTGCAAGTAGCTAATAATGTCTACTATCGGTGATGTATTTGTACTAAGTATTAACTCTATATTAGGGTTTGGTGATGCTTCTAGGAACTTCTTCCAAACATAATAACTATCGTCACCTGTTATACCCTCTATTTCCTTACTAGATATTACAATAACCAATTTTGTAATGTAACTTCTAGAAGGAGAAGCTAATTCTTTAGCTACTCTATAGTGTCCTTTATGGGGTGGTTTAAATTTACCGGGGTAAAAGCAAATCCCCGGTTCATTTATTACGTCCTCAGCTATAAGACTACCGAAATTTAAAATATTTTCCATATACTATAAATATCTCTAGGATAATTTAACAGTATTAGGTAATGTCAAAAGCTCGATCTCGTCATCTTTGTTATCTATCCGGAAAATACTGTGTGTAAACTTAAACATATCAAGGTATTCTTCATGTGTTTTATCACCTTGAACGATTTCCCATCCTTTTCCTTGCATTTTTACACCCTTTTTATCCGGTCCTCTCTTAGATGACTTAACCCAAAGTATGCCAACCTCTTCAATAACGTCTCCAGTCATTTCAAACCATGCTTGTTTGTAAGCGGCTAGCTGTAAAAAGTAAGATGTATGAAGAGAATTAGACGTTTTTAAGTCAATTAACCATAGTTTTCCGTCGATTTTAACGATTAAATCCGTTGTTCCTGCATACTTTATCTCATCTGAAAACAGTAAACTCTCACTAGCTATTAGCTCTGGTTTATAAGTTTCCCAGAAATCCACTACTTTTATGATCATTTTCCACACATCTGTCTTGTAATTTACGTGACCATTTCGTTCAATCCACCGTAATTCAATGCCTTTTAAGTAGTCTTCTAATGCATTATGAACCTGTGTGCCTTCATCGCCAGCTCGTCTCATAATAATATCAGCATTATGACCTACATCTTTTAACCAGCTTTCAAAGAATTTGTTCTTAGGAAAGTATCCTAAAATTGTAGTTACAGAAGGGTAGAATACCCCCGGAGTACGTTGGTAATACCTTGAATCATGTAGGGTAATTTGTTTAAATTCTTCGTCTACCTCTACAACCTTGTTTAGTTTACCGTCTTTGTAAATGTTTGTATTAGATTCTATCATTGTATATTAATTTTTTCATGAGTAATTTCGAAATAGATAAGGGTTCTGCTTGATGTAGAAGGCGTGTAAATCCTTCAAACCCTAAATCAGATGGGTCTTTTCCTTCTAATTCCACTAAATAAACCTCTTTTCCTAAGTTTAAAAGAGTTTCACTATGTTTTAATGCATCTTTCATAGCGTCAGTATCTAAAGCTATATAAACAGTAGATACATCTGTCTGCACTAATTTCATCATTAATGCTTTTGATATAGTTTTACCAAATAAAGGTACTGCATTTCTTTTAACAGCAATAGCGTCAAAAGCTCCTTCACATAATATTACAGGAACTTTCCAGTTAATAAGGTATTCAAAGCCTACTAGTTCGTTTTTATTACATCTTGGAGCATCGTATTTTCTGAATGCGTCTTCGGCAAATGATCTTGAGATAAAATAGTTTAGCTTTCCGTAGCTGTCATAAGAGGGTATTATAATTGAATTAGCATATCTTCCCCTTTCGCAGTAACCTATATTATACTTGTAGATTTCATCATCAGTAATCCCTCTCTGACTTGCATAATGTTTTGCATGCTTACCGATAATAGATGAAATATAACCTTGTAAAGTCTTAAACTCATCCGGTAGCTTAACATCGAGGACTACGTCGTTGCTTTGAGTCTCTCCCTTTGTTTTAAACTTTGAATATAACGACAGCTCTTTTAGCTTATCATTAGAGACATTCAGTTTCTTAAAGAGTGAATAAAGAGATTTTCCTTTAGTAGGAGGTGAACAAGTCCAGCAGTTATAATCCTCACTAACTAAATTTATCTCTAGCTTAGGTTTTCTATGATTACATATAGGACATGAAAATGCAAAGTTATCTCCTGAAGTTCTACGCCCTTTACCTAATACGGTTTCGGCAACTCCTAAAAGAAGATTTACATTATCCATAGTTTAAAGATACGAAAAATATCTCTAATCTACAAAATCTCGTCTATAAAATTTAGCTAGTAGATTATCGTTATAACTATCCGTTTCTAATAC